TTTTTATATTTCTTTAATTTAGAAAAACAAATACCTATCTCTTATTATATTAATTAGTTTTAAGGACATCTAAAAATCCCTATAATTTATCTTTTTTTTATCTTTTTATATTTCTTTAATTTAGAAAAACAAATACCTATCTCTTATTATATTAATTAGTTTTAAGGACATCTAAAAATCCCTATAATTTATCTTCTTAAAAAACTTGAAAATATGGATTATGTAGTAATCCATATTTGATAAACTAATTCGTTAGAATTAGTCATTTAAACAATTTCAATAACCAAACATCTTTTATCATCTATAGTTACTTTCATATCCTTAACCTCAACCAAAGCTCTAATCATTCTTTTATAATTATTAAAACCTATCATTTTCTTTCTACCTTTTATAGTAAATTCATTTCTATATTGATTAAATTCATTATATTTAAATTTTATATCTTTATTTGTATATCTTTCACCTTTTGTAAATTGACCTATAATAAATATATCTTCTGCCGTTTTATTATTAGTATATCTCTTTAAAATCAATTCAAAAACATCCTTATCATTAGGACAAACATCAATCATATCATATACATTTTGTTCTTTCAATAATTCCATTTCTATCATTCTTCTAATCTTTTTAACTAAATTTGAATCCTCGTGTTTAAATCTTCTTATATTCTCTTCTTTTCTCATCTCTCTTGTTATATTTATTGTATCTTTATGTTCTGTTTTAGAATATATAAATTCAGTATCCCAATTGTATAACATTTTAATCTTCTTAGAAAAATAAAAATCATTTAAATTGAACCTTTCAATATCTTTTGAATCCTCACATTTATATGAAGCCATTAATAGAGGTGTCATTTCATATTCATTAGTTACATCATTTTGGCATATATTTTTAACCATTCTTTCGTCATTTTCATTATAACTAACTATATTTTTATTTAATCCTTGTACTATATATTCACTCATAATCATAAGTTCTTTATTTTCCTTTTCATAATCCGTCTTCTTAAGATTTTTAAAATTAGGATTAATATCTAAATACATTTTTACATTTGCTTTATTATTTCTAGGTCTATTACCTAATTGTTCTATTTCGTGTGTACTTAAAAATCCTAAAATATGTATTGTTTCTATATCATCCAATATAGAAATTCCCTCTAAACCACTTTGAGTCATAATCAAAGTATCTATATTATCAGGTAACTTATTATTTTCTATTAAATATCTAATATCCTTATTTGATTTAGTTTCTTTATTGTAGAATAGTGAATGTTTTCCATTAGCATTTAATCTTTTTTGGATTTCCTTACCTCTATACTTATCATTAATAAATACTATTGTCTTTTTAGAATTTGGTATATTAGTGACATCTTTTATAGTATCCTCTTGTGGACTATTGGTGTCAATTATTTTTAACTTTTTAGGTGTAGATTCTTTAGAGTTTCTTATAGTTATTGTATTTGTTATAAAATTATCATCAAAAACTGAATTATCAAAAGTCCCTGACATAAGAACTAATTTAATTTGACTTTGTACTCTTATACAATACATAAAAATTTCATTAAGAACTCTATATCTATATGAGAATGCTGAATAAAAATTATGAGCCTCATCTATAAATATATGACATTTTCTTGAAGCTAATTCATTAAATACTCTAATAGCTGAATCATAAACACATACTACACTTTTATATTTTTTAGCCTTTTCCATATCAAAATCTTCACCAGCTCTATAAATGTATGTATTATAACTCTCTAATTCATCTCTTAAATTTAAATAAGGAACTGTTAAAACTACAAATTCATCATCACCTATTCTATCTTTATATTCATTTAGAACATAATATGTTTTACCTGAATTCGTAGGTGAATCTAAAAGGTTTACACCCTCTTTTTTGAATATATCATTATTCTTAAATTGCACCAACTCCGATAATTTCTCACCATCTTTCAAATAATAATCTATATCACCTTTAAATCTCTCATTTTCTAATCTTGTATCTAATTCTTCTTTATAATCATTAGTTACTTTATTTAATATCATTCTATTGTCTTTTTCAAATATTTCCAAGGCATCTTTCACATAACTTAATGGTGTTCTATCAGTATGCTTTTTAAAATAATTAGATTTACCCATAAAATGAACCATATCATTTTCATTACATCCTAATTTAAATAAATCAACTGCCAATTTAAGTAATTTATTATATCTAGCTTTTATATGTTGAGAGTCAAATTTATTTACTAATTTTTCAGAAAAATATACCTTAGCTTCTTGATTGATTTCACAATTATCTATATTAACAGTTCCTAATAAATTTCTATAGGCTTTTTTATTTTCTTTATGAATTAATATATCATTTTTCTTTTTGGTTATTAATTCATCTTTAAATCTTTCTCTTAAATCTATTGAATTAATACTTATACCATCTAAACCAATAATAGATATATTTTTAGCATTAGGATTGTCAATTGATGGTAACCAATTTTCGGGTTTATAGAAAGGTCTACAACCGTGTAAACAACTTTTATCAAGCTTTTCATTGAATATAAGATGAATACAATATAAGGTATCTTTTAGTTCATCTAGGTTTTTAATTTCTTTGGGGTCTTCTAATGGTATCATAATTCTAAATCTATCTTTAGAATCTTTCCCATGATTTGTAGAATTTGTTATGTAGTGTTGAAAGTTTTCATTTTTAAGAATTTCTAAAGATTCTTGAATAGTTAATCCATCATCTATATCAAGAATTAAAAATCCACCATTTCTTATGTAGTTTTCTTGTTTAAAATCTCCATCGGTTATTTCAGAACTTATCCAATTATTTCTCTCTTTATTGGCACTTGTACTAATAACATCATTTCTTTGGTCTTCTAATTTATATACAAAAGTACCAAAATCTTTAAATCTTGCTCTATTATATAAGCCTCTATTTTTGACATTTAGTCCAAAAGTAACTTCTAACATTTTTATTTACCTCTTTATTCCTTTTAATAGGATTTATGTGAGTTAATAAACTTTAGATGAGGTGTTCGTACTTCTCGTTATCTAAGTTTATTATGATGAATAATTTGATTTGGTTTCGGTACACTTAAAAAGAGATTTTACTTCCTTTTAAATGACCTAATAAAACTTAGATAACGATGGCGTACGAAAGCCAAATCAAATTATTCATATCTCATTAATATTTATATATCTTATTTTAGGGTAAATTTGTTTAAAATTAGAGGAGAGTGAATAAAAAGTTTTATAAATAATAGAAAGGGTTTTGTATTTAAGGTTAGTTTAAGTTTATAAATAATAGAAAAGGTTTTGTATTTAAGGTTAGTTTAAGTTTATTAGACTATAATTAGGTAGATTTAAAGAAATTAAAAATTAAGGAGATTAAAGATGAGAAAATTAAATGAGGGTTTTAGAGAGTTTATGGAGAGAGAGAGTTAGGTTTAAATGAGGGTGACAAACCTGATTTGTCAAGATTTGAAGAGTATGAAGATATAGACGGAGATGGTTTTGATTATGATGTAAGATTAACTGTCGATGATGATACACTTTATATTATGTTTATTGATGAAATTGAAAGTAATATGGGTGATATAGAACTACCACTTAAATATATCAAAAACAATACATTAGATAAAATAAAAAAGAAACTGAGAAGTGATAAGAGACAAATTAGAACCAGTGAAGATTCTCATTCTTTGAGTGATTTAATTTGGCAAAACCCAGGTATTATGAAATATGTAGAAAGAGTTAAGAATGTATTAGAGAGAGAATAAATATACCAAAGAAAGTTGAAAAATTGTTCTTAATAAAGAAATATAGCTCTTTTAGGGAGTTAATTATGAAATAAAATCAAGTCCTTATGGACTTGATTAAACCACACCTAACAAAACTCGGTGTCCTAGTTAATTATGATAGGGTACAAACTTCCCAAAACTCCCTACCAAATCCCAAATATTTTAAACATCCATTAGCTATAATTCTAAAGATATAAATAAACTAAAAGGTATATAAATGAATTTTTATATGAACAAACAAAATAGAGATGATATAATTGAACTATTATATTCGGATTCGGGAGCTTGTGTTATAGTTTCTCAAATAGAGACTTTAGAAGATGGACAACCATCTGGTAGAATTATTAGGAAATCTAAAAAAGAACTTAAAAAAACATATAAGAAAACTAACATAAAAAATGTAAAAGTTCCTCCTATTTCTGATGATATAAAGCAAGAAATTGTGAATACTTTTATTAATGATAGAAGTGAATTATTGGATAATACTAAAGAATATATAGCAAAAAGAAACCTAAAAAATAGACAGGCTTATTTTGAATCTATTTCTGATGAGGAATATCTTAATTCTTTAGAAGAGTTTAAGGATAAAGATGATAAGAAAAAGTCTATAAAAATAGCTCAAAAGAATAAACAAAATCAAAGAGAAATGGAGATTGAATAATGGGGTCTAGTTATGATAAAATACTAGACACTAAAAATCTAGTAAATTCAAGAGAAGACGATAAGATATTCTTTGGTAAATATTCAGGATTTCAAAGATATGATTCACCTAAATATAAATTTGCTGTTATTCAAGAGGAGAGACAAAGAAACGCTTTTTGGAATCCTAACGAAATTTCTATGAATAATGACTCTCAAAAATTCCCAGAATTACCCCAACATATTCAAGAAGTTATGATTAGAGTATGGCTATTTCAGACATTAATGGATTCAGCTCAAAACTCTGGACTCGAAGATGTACTTGCTGGACTATTTACTAATCCGGAATTTGAAGCTATGGCAAAAACTTGGGGATATTTTGAGTTGATTCATTCTTTATCCTATTCACATATTCTTAGAGGTATTTTTAGTGACGCTAGTGAAATTTTTGATAGAATTGATGATTATCCTGAAATTAAAAATAGAGTTAATAAAGAAATTGATTTATATTCAAGAGTTAAAAATATAAATAATTTAGAAACTTTAGAAGATAAAAAGAAATTACTTCTTGAATTATTAGTTTCTATATTTGCGTTGGAGGGTGTTAAATTTTATGTATCTTTTCTTATTACATACATAATTAATAATAGTTATAGCTCATCAATACAAGGTGCTACTAGAATAATTAAACTAATCAATCATGATGAAGATTTGCATAATGCTATGAGTTCAGGTACTATTAATATATTAAAAAAAGAAAAGGATGAGGGTTTTAGTGAATTAATAAAATCTAAATGGTTTTATGAAATGTCTAAAAGAGTGTTTCAAGAGGTTTATGATGATGAGATAGAATTTGGAAAATATCTAATGTCTTTCGGAAATATACCGGGTATCACCGAACCTATTTTAGAGCAATTTCTAAAGTATTATGTAGATTTAAGGTTAAAAGCTATAGGGCAACCTGAAATATTTGGACAAAAAAAGACTGATATTGTTAGTTGGTTTGAAACATACAAGGACTTAAATCTTGATAACGCGGCACTTCAAGAATCAGATTTAGCTGTTTATTCGATTGGTATTATGAGAAATGATTTGGAAGATACTCCACAAGATATGAATAAAATTTTAAATAGAATAAAAGAAAGAAGAGAAAATGTCTAAAAAACAAAAAAGATATAATAAACTATCACTAAACGAACTAACAAAAGCTGTCAACAGTAAAGAGGTAATAGATATTTCTAATCAAGATGAGATGAAAGCTAATAAAATTATTCTCATTAAAAGAGATGGCAAAAGAGAATTGTTTAGTCCTAAAAAGTTAGATAGAGTATGTATGTATGCTACTGATAATAATAGGAGTCTAGCTGATGAACTTATTAGAGACACTAAAATTAAGCTTCAAAAGGAGATAAGAATTCAGGATATGTATGAGCAACTTATCAATACAGCAGTTAATAAAATATCTATGCTATTTCCAATTTGGGAAACTATTTCAGCTAAACTACAATTACTATCTTATTATAAAGAGACATATAATTTAAAAGATACTAAATCATATCCTCATTTAAAAGATGTTTTTGCTAAAGGTATAGAACATAAAATATATGATAAAAACACTCTTAAAAAACTAACTGATGATGAGATAGAACGGCTTAACAGTGTTATAGTACCAGAAAGAGATCTAAACTTTACATATAAATCTCTTTCTATATTTTTTGATAAATATTGTTTGAATTATACTAAAACAAGAAAATTAGAACTACCTCAAATTACATATATGAGAGTAGCTATAGCTTTAATGATTGAAGAGGACGATAAGGTTCAAAGGATTATAGAGGAATATAATGCTCTTAGTACTCATCTATATACAAGAGCTACACCAATTAATATGAATGCTTTAACACCTAATCAACAGTTATCTAGTTGTGTTTTAACTACTCTTATTGATGATTCACATAACATTCTTGATACTGGTAAAAACTTAGGTATTTATTCCAAATATAAAGGTGGTACAGCACTTGATATAACTTCAATGAGAGCTAAGGGTTCATATATTGAGGGAACACAAGGTTATTCAAGTGGCCCTATACCTTTTATGAAGTTTTTTGAGAGTATTATGAAAGCGTGGAATCAAGGTGGAAAAAGGGCAGGAAGTTTAGCAGTTTATTTCTCTTGGTGGCATATAGATGTATTTGATTTACTTTCACTAAAATCTAATGGAGGTACTGAGGAAAATAGAGCAAGAGGTCTTAAATATGCTTTAAAACTTAATCAAATATTTATAGATAAAGTACAATCAAATGAAGACATTTATCTATTTGACCCAAAAGATACTCCTAAATTAATAGGTGTATATGGAGAAGAGTTTAATAGAAATTATAATGAATATGTTGCTAAAACATCTATTAGAAGAAAAAAGGTAAATGCTAGAGAGTTATTTCAAAAGTTTTCAAAAGAGAGGTCAGAAACTGGTAATATTTATGTTTTCCATGAAGAGAATGTAAATGATGGAAATATGACTGATAGATATATAGGATGTTCAAATCTTTGCACGGAAATTTTGGAATCTAGCAGACCATCCGAAGTAATTAGTGAAAGTCTTATGACTCTTGAAGATGGTTCTAAAGTAATTGAAAAGAAATATACAGCCGGTGAAGTAGCACTTTGTAATCTTACTTCTGTAAATCTTGAAAAATGGTACTATATGGATGAGGATAGTAGATGGAATACTATTAGAGTGCTTCTTAGAGGTCTTGACAACACTATTGATGTTGCTTCATACCCTGTTAAAGAGGGTAAAAATGCTAATATGATGTATAGGTATATGGGTGTAGGTGTTATGAATTATACAAACTATTTAGCACTTAATAAAATTGTCATAGATTCTAAAGAAGCTCTTGAAGAAACTGATAAATTATTTGATGATTTATCATATAAAATTATATCAGTTTCTATGGAGTTGGCCAAAGAAAAGGGTAGATTTGAGAAGTTTTATGAAACTGATTGGGCTAAAGGAATTTTACCTATTCATAAAGCTAAACAAGAGGCTATCAATTTAACAAAATATGAAGTTGATATGGATAAATGGAATAAATTAGCCGAGGATATTATGAGATATGGTTTAAGAAATGCAACATTGATGGCTATTGCTCCAACATCTACATCGGGAAAATCAATTAATGCCACTGAAAGTATTGAACCTATTAATAATTTTTTCTATAAAGAAGAGGGTACATCAAACATTCCAACACTTGTACCTAACTTTAAGACTAATAACCAATATTACAAAAAAGCTTTTGACTGTGACCAATATTCGTTAATGGAAAATGCGGCGGTTAGACAAAAATGGCTAGACCAATCTCAAAGTGTTAATATGTATTTTTTGAGACCCGATAGTTTAGAGGAACTTATGGATATACATCTTTACGCGTTTTATTTAGGGCTTAAGACATTATATTATGTTAAACAACCTAAAGAGGGTGATGATGAAGAATGTGAGAGTTGTAGCTAGATATAAATAAACCAAAAGGAAATAAATTTGAACAACATACCAAACTTTCTAAACTTCTTCAAGGAGGGTTTAGAATTTAAAGACGGTGTTTATATATCAGTAAATCCCAACAAAGAAACTGAAACTAAACTCAAAGAGTATCAAGAAAAATATCTAAAGGAAATAGATGATATTGATATTAATAAAAAATTACATTGTACCCTGATATATTCTAAGAAAATTCATCAAGGTCAAATAAAAACCAATGAAAATAAATATAATTGTTCTTTCAAAAGTTTCAATAAATTTGGAGAAGATTCCGATATACTTGTTTTAGAATTAGATTCAAAGGATTTAGTTAATAGAAATAAAGAGCTTGTTCAGGATTATGATTTTATATCAGATTTTGATGAATATTCTCCACATATTACACTAGGCTATAGTTGTAAAAATTTAGATATTTCTAAATTACCTAAGATTGATTTTGAAATAGTTTTAGAAAATGAAGTGGTAGATAATTTGGATTTAGATTGGAGTTAAGAAAGGTTTAAGTTTAGTGTGGTATAATACATTTATAAATAAAAGAAAATAAGGAGTATAGTTATGAAATTATATAGACAAATAGTACAAGAAAAGATAGATGGTTTGAATGAGGTTAAGATTAGTCAAGGTCAAGGATTAAAATATTTTAATATCATAAAGAAATATCTAGGTTCAAAAACTATGGATATGGAACAAGAAATGGGTTATGTATTAGTTAATTTTGATAATATAACTTTAGTATTTAAAGATATGTATTTAGTTGGATTTAAAGAAGATGGAGAGTATTTTGAAGTTTCAAGAAATCTAAAAAGCATAAAAGAACTTAAAAATGTAAGAGATTTTAGTAGATTCTTTGGTAAGCAAGTACAATCGGTAAATGATATTAAGAAACCAAAAGAAGTGATTGAACAAGGAGATAGTGAACTATTTGGTGAGTTCACCTTCAAACATATAGAGAATGATATAGAAAAGCTATCTAAGAAATATGGTTTTAATAATATAGAATTTAAAGATGGTGGTATAGTGCTATATATTAATAAAGATGAGCAAATGATACCTAATTACGCCACTGAGGAAGATATTAAAAGAGGTCATTTTTATTATCAATTGGTTAATGATACATATAAAAGATTGAATATGTTTATGAAAGATATTGAAGGTAATTTTATTAATGGACTTCGTACAGACTCTGGTGGACAAGTAAGTGGTAGGATATATATAGATAATATGTAATATCCATCATAAGATAATAGTAGAGATGTATAAACTCCCTCTACTACTTCCCGAATATTTAAGTATCTATTATTATAAAGGAATTAAATGAATAAACTTTGCACAATATGTCAATCACCTTTAGAAATTCAAGATTATATTACAAAATATGATAAAGATAGAGATATAACAACTCTTGAACCTCTTTATAAATGTAGGGCTTGTAAAACTAAAGGAACCGAATATAACAGTGTCAATGAAAAAATGAGGAGTCTTTATTTCGATAAAACAGGAATGTTTAGTTATGATAAAGATATATTAAAATGGTTCAAAGAATATACAAAGGAAAATAATGCACAAAATCCCAACTAGAAAATATTTTAAAAATGATGAGGTATATAGATTTGGTTCTATTGATGAAAACACAACGACTATAGAAAAACATACAGTTACGGCTGAGGGTTTTAGTGTTATTGAGAAAATAGAGTTTGAAGGAGATGAGGAAGTTATTACAAGTATTTTAGTACCCAGTATAGGAACTGATAAACTAGCTAAAAATATATTCATTCAAGAAAAGGATTTCTATACACTAAATGAAATAAAAGATGAGGTTGTAGGTGCTATAGGTAAATCTTCATTATCTAAATGGATTTAGATGATTATAATTCTATCAGGATTTTCAGGAGTAGGTAAAGATACTATCCTAAATAATATAAAAAACCTCTATAAATTTAAAGAAATTATATCATATACTTCAAGACCTATTAGAAAGAAAGAAATAAACGGTAAAGAATATCATTTTATTTCTAAAGAAAACTTCAAAAATAAAATAAAAAATAATGAATTCTTAGAGTATAGAAAATATATAACTAATACAGATACTTGGTATTATGGTATTCATAAATCCTCTATAAAATATGGTAATTATATATCAGTACTAGATTTAAAAGGTCTTAAAGCGATTAGAAACAAATTTAAAGTTATCTCTATTTTTATCGATGCACCTATAGAAATTAGAAGAGAACGAGCTATATCAAGAGGTTCATTTTGTCAAGAAGAATTTAATAGAAGGCTAAAAGATGATTTAGAATTATATCCAAAAGATATTATAGAAAATGAATTCGATTATGTTGTTGAGAATATAGATTATAAAAAATGTATAAAAGAAATTAAAGGAATTTTAGATGGATTATGAAAGTTATTTTGAATATTTACCAAAATATATAGAGCCTCAAAAAGGTAAAGAGTATTTTAGAGATATTATGAAACAAGTTGATTGGGTAAGCCATTCATATCAATTTTATGGTAGAGAGGTCAAAATGCCTAGAATGGTTAAATGGTATTCCAAAAATTCCTATGACTATTCAGGGTTGCATAATGAACCTTGTGAAATGATTGAAGTGGTAAAGGATATAATGAAAGAATTAGATAATCATAATTTAAATTCTTGTTTATTGAATCTATATAGAGATGGAAGTGATTCTATAGCTAAACATAAAGACGATGAAAAGTCTATGGACTCCAACGAATCAATCTATGTAATATCTTTAGGGACAACTAGAAAATTTACTATTAGAAGTGATGATAAAACCTATAAGAAAACTATTAATGTAGAACATGGAAGTTTATTTATTATGAAGAAAGGATTTCAAGAACATTTTACTCACGAAATACCAAAACAAAATAAGATATTAACTCCAAGGATTTCTTTAACTTTTAGGAAATCTATATAGTAATACCAAACAATAAGCTACAACATAAAAATTAATAAGATTAACTAAAGTGTTTTATTAGTTTTTCTTTTTAATACCCTTTTTAAATATGTAAGTGAATTTAAGATAGTAATGTCTTTTTTAAATTTTCAAAATTAAAACTTTTTAAATTAACTTTTGATTTAAAATACCTCCGTTTAATTCCCTTTTTTACATTTCACATATAAGTTTAATTCATTTGTGTATAATTCTAAAATAAAATAAAAGTATCTACGATTGAATATAATAATTTATATTTTTTAAAATTTTTATTCTTTTTCTTTATTATAAGAGTTTTTATTTACAAATTTCACTTTTTATAAGTTTTTGTTATATTTAAACTATTATATTACAATCGTAGATACTCTTATATACTTCTATATCTTTTAAATACCCTTAATACACATTTAAACATCTTTAAATCTAATACCATATACATACTATTAAATCAATTAAAATAAGCTTACATCCTCTATTATAACCATTTTTATTCAAAACCATCTAAGATTAAAAGTATAACAAAAACTTATAAAAAGTGAAATTTGTAAATAAAAACTCTTATAATAAAGAAAAGAATAAAAATTTTAAAAAATATAAATTATTATATTCAATCGTAGATACTTTTATTTTATTTTTAAGTTTAGATGGCTATAATTAGAGTATCAAAACAAACAAAGGATTTAAAATGGCAACACAAGACTAGGTATTACTTAAAAGAAGAGTTAAATTAAGTAAAAAAGATATTATAGAATACGATAAAACTGTTACTAATTTACAAATAAATTTTATGACATATAAATCAGTAAAAATAAATTCATAAAAGATTATATATTTAAGTAAGATTTAAGCTAACTTACTATATAATCTAAATATCAAAACATAAAGGATTAAAAATGAGTTAAAATATCCTAAAAGATTTTAAAGAGGTTTAAGTTACATTTAAGTAACTTTTAGATATAATACCAATAAGAGTTCAAATACTCAAAAACAAAAACAAAAGGAGACTTAAATGTCTAAAACTAACAAATCACTAACTGAAGCTATCCAAACAAAAGACCTAGAGGCTGTAATCAATGTAGTTCAAGAAGCTGTAGAAATTTCTAAAATTGATGGAATTGAGATTACACCAAAATCACCAAAAGTTGAAACAGCTTACGGGGCAATGAGTGTTTCTATTTTAGATGAAGAATCAAAATGGGAATTTATTAGAGCTGAATATGTTAATGTTCTTAATGCTGTTGAGAATGTAGATATTGATTCTATGACTCTAAAACTAGGTGAAGAATTAGCTCAAAAAATTCTTATTCAAGAAACTGCTAATATCATTGCAAGTAATGCTGTCCTTAGAAATATTTCAGGAATAAATAAACCTATTGGTGGATTACTTTAGAAAACTATCAACCCTCTTTTGGGTTGGTATTAATTTTTATATTAGAATATTTCGGTAGATTAATATAAAAATTAATAAAAAGGATTGAATATGACTTTAAAAGAAGAATTGGAAAAATTAAGAAATAGTAAAGGTGAGATTAGAAATCTTGCTTTTTATAGTGATGGTGAGTGGACTAATGAGAATATCAAAATGGTACATAAATTTATAGGTGATAAGGGTAGATTTTTACCTGAAAATTTGTGTAAAGGAGAATATATCTTTGATAATAATTCAGAGCATGGTTGGTTTTATAATTGGAATAAAGGTGATGATAACTTCAAAAATTGTAGAAAAGTTAGATATGAAGATGTTTTTGAATCATCACAAATTAACATAATCCCATTAAAAGATAGAAAGTTTAGACTAGAAAATCTTACCGAAAATGAATCCAAAGAGGTTCAAGAATGTTGTTTTGGGAATGGTGTATATTGGTGGAGTGGTAGTAAATCATTTCAATATTTTAGAACATTTAATATAGAAACTAAACTAAATACTAATACTATACCTCTTGAAGATACAAAACTAATCACACCAAAAGATTTCCTAGAACTGTACTCAAAGAAACCAAAACCTTTAGTTCCTACTCAAAATACATATACTCTTAAAAAAGAATTGTTAAATTGGACTAAAGATAACAAAATTTGTATAACTTGGGATAATGAAGAAGATAAGAATATAATTTTAAAACTTTTAGATGAGAATGGTTTTAGGTGGTCTAGTGGTCAAAGCGTATGGGAATATAATTTTAGTAATAAATATATATTTATTGGAGTAAATAACACATTAAGAACTACATCAAAAGATGTAAGTTACATAGCAAACAATTATAATATTTTCTACCTAAAAGACATAATAAACGAAAAAGGATTAAATATGACAACTACAAATTCACTAAGAGAAGAGTTAGAAGAGTTACGAGATAAAGATGGCAAAATTAAAGATTTAGCTTTCTATAAGAAATCTGGTGAAGATTGGACGGATAGTGAGTATAAAAATATATTAACATTTACTAAAACTGTAGAGTTTTCTAAAGGATTAGATATAAGCATTAAGTGGATATTCTATAGTGAGTATAGGAATACATATTTTAGTTGGAATATTCAAGAACACCATTCTAATTTCCCAAACCTTAAACAAGTAGCTTATGAAGATATATTTAACACAAAACAAACCACAAAAGACACCCAAGAAGATGACCTTAGTAATATAGTTAAAGACATTCCGTTAGACATAGAAGAAATCAAACAAAAATCTTCCAAAAATTTACTTAAAATTTCTATCATTCAAACTAGTTGGAAAAACCCAAAACCAAAGATGAAAAATCTCAACAAAATTAATGAAGGTGATTTGATTATTTCAGAAAATGATATTAGACTTATTCAAGAATTTAAAAAATCTATTATGAATCAAGAAGATTGTTGGTTGGTGTATGAAAAGAATAAGATTAGTACAGGTGATGTAGTTGTATACCTAAAAGATAATAAAATATATACCGATATAGTAATAAGAATTAACTCGAAATCTTATAAAACTACATCAAGTAATATAAAAGACGATGAAATTATTAGAATATTTGGCAGAAAAACTGATTATATTATTGAACCTACTTACTATTCTTGTGGTAATGTTATGGTAGATAATACTATATATTCTAAGGAATCTTTTGAAACTAAATTTAAAACAGCTAAAAAGAAAAATGAAAATATTTTAGAATATTCCTATGAGTTATCAAATATTTCTAAAAAGTATTCTATAGATATTCAAGATTTAGAGGCAAAAGATAAAGAAATTCTTAGAAAAGTAAAGGTAATGTTAGACCATCCTTTAAAAATTAAAAGAAAAGAATGGGTAATGTTAGTAGGTGATTCAGGAAGTGGTAAAACAAATTTAGCAATAGATTATGCCAAAGATAAAAATATGGAGTATGTTATTGAAAAAGGTAATGCTCAAATTACTAAAGATGATTTAGAAGGTTTCTTTAGCTTTACTACTCTTGAATATAAATCACCTCTACTTAGAGACGCTGTAGAAAATGGTAAAGTTTATATCTTTGATGAAATAGATGCTTGTAATCCTAATACTCTATTAATATTAAATGGATTGAAAAAAGATACAGTACAATTTCCTGATAAGTTAGTTAATGTTCATTCTAATTTTAGGTTAATTGCTACAGCAAATACTCTTACTTATTCGGAGGATTATAATGCAAGAAGTCCAATGGATAAAGCAACCATAGCAAGGTTTCAAGTTGTTATTTATAATCTTAAAGAACCTCATCTAGCTATTAGATATGGATTAGATAATATTCTTGAAGCTAAGGAATTGGTTAATACTAAATCTAATGTCAAATTTAAAGATTTACCTCCTAGAGATGTTGAGAGAATTGTAGATAATTTGATTATATCTAAAGAGTTGAATGATTATAATATGCTTTTTGAAGATATGGATATATTTAATTCATAATTAAAGAGGATTTAAGTAAATATTATATATAATAAATAAAAAGGAATAGAGAATGATTCAAAAATTAAACACAAAACCTAATGAAGTACCTAAAATTTTAGAGGGTTGTACTGATACAAGATGGACAAATAATACAATATATAACCATTTTGAGAATCCAATTGATTTTATGGATACTATTATAGCTAATAAAGAGTTAGCTAATCAAGAGGGTAAATTTTATATTGAAGAGGGTATAAAAGCTTATAAGAAATTAGACGAAAAAGATTCAAATTATGATAAGTTATATGATGATGTAGCTAAAAAAGTAAAATCTAAACTAATAGCAAGAGGATTTAAAACATCTCTTTTATATGGCAATGTAGAGTTTTCAACTGAGAATACAGGAATGATGAGTAAAACTAGAGCTATGTTGGGTAGAAGAGATTGTTATTTCAAAAACTCTACCTATGATGATTCTAAATTATTCCACGATATTTATATTAACCTTAGTTATAGTTGGGAGGTTAGTAACTCAACTATAAGGAATAATTCTTATGCTTTATTTGCACTTGTATCGGCTTTATCTAAGGTTATTGGTATGAGGGTGTATGTTGTGAACCATGTATCAGGTAAACCATCTAATACTTGTTATTCCTATAATTTAAAGAAGTTTAGAATGCCTATAAAACCTAAAGAATTTCTATTTTTTACATCAAATTCCAAAAGAACTTTTGGATGGGCATCCTATGAAATGATTTCTGATGCTGAGGCAATGGTAGGTAATCCCAAAAATACAGTTTCTATAGCTGATTTTAATCTTGATAAAGAAATTGATGAGATTTTAACTAAGGTTAAGAGAAGAAAACCTAGGTTGTTAAAGTAGGATTTATGTTATAAACCATGTATATAAATAATATAAAAGAGGTGATTATGAATAGGGAACAAAAGCTGGAGAATTTAATTTTAAGAATAGGTAAATATAGACCAGAGGGATTACTAAAAGATTTATTTAAATCCCAAGAGAGGAAAAGTATGCAAAGAGGTCACCCTCTACCCGATTATACAATTAATGAGTTACTAGTTACGTTTTTAGATAGTGATTTATTTATTAGACTTTATAATAACTGGAAGGACTCAGGTTTTGAGCAAAATTTAAGACCGTCTTTTGACAGATTAGATAATAATAAACACTACTCATTCGACAATATACAGCTAATGACATGGAAAGAAAATAATGAAAATGGTAACCAAGCAAGAAAAGATGGATATGGAGTACAGCTTAAACCTTTAAACCAGTATTGTGTCAATACCGGAAAATTTCTAAATTCGTATGTTAGTGCCTCCCAAGCATCTAGGGTATTGGGTTTAAATAGGGCTAATATATCTAGTGTAGCTAGAGGAAATACAAAACAAAAGACTGTAGGGGAATATTTCTTTATATTTATGGATGAAGTTACCGATGATTTACATAATACTAGATTTATAGAGGCTAAAAAATCATATTCTAAGAGAGTTGGGTTAGAAATACTACAACTTGATAAAGATTCTTTAGAGGTTTTAAACGAATTTAAAAATATGACGGAAGCAGGAAAGGAATTGAAATTACCTTCCTCCTCTTATGTGGGGATTTCAAAAGCATTGAAGGATATTAATAAGTATACTGCTTATGGTTTTAGATGGAAATATAAAGGATTATAGGATGACTTTAAAAGAAGAATTAGAAAAATTAAGAAATAGTAAAGGTGAGATTAGAAATCTTGCTTTTTATAGTAATGGTGAGTGGACACAAGAGAAGTATATAAGGTTATGCGAATTTGTGGGATGTTCTTACGACCATTCAAAAATTCCTTGTGATAGGTGTTTTATATTTGATGATGGATGTAAAGAAAGTTGGTTTTTTAATTGGAGTATAAATGCAGAAAACTTCAAAAATTGTAAAGAAGTTAAGTATGAAGATTTATTTGAAGATATTTCACCAAATTTAAAACCAACACCAACCAAAAAATACAAAGAATCTAAAATACCAAAGAAGAGAAAAGGATTTAGAACTATATGTATTCCATCAAAAGAACTTAAAAAGACTCAAAGAGGTATGTTGAAACAACTATATACTTACTTCAATAACCTTGAAAGTCCTAATAAAAATCTTTTGCATGGTTTTCTTAAAAATAAAAGTCCAGTTACTTGTGCCAAAGAACATATAGGTTTTAAAAGTACAATTATGATGGATATAAGTAACTTCTTTGATTCTATTCATAAAGATAATAAAGCTTTTAAACCCATCAAAGATTATAAAAACTTTGATGAATGTTTTACAGTAGATGATGAAAGAACAGCCCAAGGATTTGTTACAAGTCCTATGTTAGCTAATATATCACTTGTGCCTATTTTAGATATTCTAGTGCCTATTTTGGTATATTATCATAAAGATTTAGATATAAGTTTTAAATTGACTATTTATGCTGATGATATTCAATTAAGCACAAATACCGAAAACCACGAAGATATTAATAATCTTATAGAAATAGTATCAAATGTATTTAATAATTTTGGCTTAAGTATTAATAAATCTAAAACTAGAATACGATATGCTAAGTATGGATTTAGAAGAATCTTGGGTATAAATGTAGGAGATAAAAATACACAAGCTACTAGAAAGATTATGAGAAAGATACGAGCATCAAAACATCAATCTAATAACTCATCTTTAGGTGGATTAACAAATTGGAAAAATCAATCAAATAATTAAGCTTATATTAAGTTTAATTAGCTATAATTAGAATATTAAAACAAAGGATTAGATGATGAGTGAATGTATAATGTACGAAACTAAAGGTATAAAATTAAAAAAAGTATTTTTACCTATTGAACTAATGAAAGAATTATTAGATGTGGAATATGGTTATATTAGGATAGCCCCTTATGACAAAGGATTTATTCAATATGTTGGCGATAAATCATATCATGATAGGTTTTGGGGAATGGCAGACGGAAGTTGTCCTGTTGATTATTTTATTAAGGATATATGTGTTAAATATATTAAAAAATATAAAAAGTTTAATATAAAAACGAATAAAAATAACTGGAACTTAATCTTAAAGACAACACTTAGTATATACAATGAAAATAAAAAAGTAATAATGTCATAACATAATAGATATATTTGCTTAGTTTAATAAATAGAGGTAGTATATAATTTAAATGATATTAGAGTTATAGATATACCATTTACTACAAAACAAAAAGCTCTTAAAGGTATTATTGAGTATGCTAATAGTATATATGGAACTGTATCAGTTTTTGAAATGAAAAGTGGTGGATTACTATAAACAATTAAGCTTATATTAAGTTTAATTAGCTATAATTAGAATATTAAAACAAAGGATTTAAAATGAAAAGAGCATTACTAACAATAGGAACAGACTCAGACTTTTATCTACTACTAGATAATAAAGAAATTAAACAGTACCAAGAAAAAGTGAGAATTGAGTTTGAATACAAAGATAAGGATGATTTACTATATAAATTATACGAATATTGTTACATACGAATAACACTGGGTAGGAAAGATGAACTACTAGCACATTATTTTGGCTGTGATGTTTATGGTTTTCTTGCAGAGTCATACGATGAAGATGGTTGTTATGTCGATTTAGGTAATTACTCAATATCAGTAGAAACAAATTATACAAGTAAGGTATATAAAGACTATAAATAAAAGGATTAAATCTTGAAAAATGGAACAATAATATATGGAATATTTAGGAATAATGAACCTTGTAGAAATAGTGTAGGATTACCTCATATAAATAGTTGTATTAAAATATATACATATAATGACAAAAATTTGGTTGATAGCTCTCAAAACACTAGAGACTATGATACAATTCTAAAAGCTTCTTATTTATTTACCAATAAGGAGGAAGCCTTAACTAAAAAGCTTAAACTAATTGAAAGAAATAGACAAGAACATATAAAATGTATCAATGATATGTTTGATGAGGCTTTAGAAAATATTTACATAGAAGAGTTGTAAATTTAGAATATTTTAAGTAAAGTTATAGTAAAATTATAACATAAAAAAGGATATAAACCTTTAAAGATGATTACAGATTAATTTCTGTATTTTACATACAAGAAAGTACATAGCTAGAGTGTTGAATCGACCTTTTATAATGTTAGTACATAAATCTTGTAGATTTCCAAGAGCAGAAATCTACAAGATTACAGGATATAACCACATCCTCGAAACAAAGTGTAATCATCTTTAAGGGTTTATATTTTATATCCTTTAGTTAATGAAGTGTAGATTTTTCAGTATTTGTAATTGTGTCGAATCGACCATATATAATACAAATGCTATATGTTTTTGGAATACTAACAACTAAAGTATTTTTGTACACTTCATAAGCTATAAATATTTAATAAATAAAGAACTACATTACTTCAAAATAGGTTCTTTATTTATTAAATATTAAAAGGAGAAAGATGCAAGTAAAAGAAACAAGAGAAAAGGTTTTAGAGGAATTCGATGAGTTCCAACAAATTAAACTAATACAGGAAATACTTCAAAAAGATAATTCATTTGTTTTTACGAAAGTATTTGAAATGTTTGTGAATGAAGGTATAAAAGATAGACTAGAATATTGGTTGTATGATGATTTTGAAGAGTTTATAAAATCTCATCACAATAATAAATGTATAGATGACTATATCTATGATATAGCTTTTAGTGGGGATTCATCAGAAAAAGAAACTCTCAATGACTCAATAAATTATTATAGAAGTCAAAATATTATATAAAAGGATTAAAATGAATATCGTTAAATACAAAAACAATAGAGTGGTAAATTTGGATGCTGTTTCAAGATTAAGTATCTTTGTAGAGAAAGACCCAATTACGGCACTTATAAAATCAAGAAAAATAAAATTCAGTATGAATTATTCCATTAAACAAAATAATATAGAAAAAGCAGATTCAATTTTTTGGAGAGCTAGTAATCAAAAAGAATTTGATGAAATGATTAATTATATAAAAGATAATTTAGGTGATAGTTTTTTAAAAGTTAATAGCCCTAAAGCTGATTATATAAATTTAAAAAATATAAGCTCAATCAAATTCAAAAGTGATAGAAATAAGATTACATTTAACTATAACTACTCTATCAAATCAAGAGACGAGGATATAATTCCTGATTATGAGTTTATCTTTATGGATTCTAACGAAGAGTTCAACGAGGTTAAATCTAATATAGATGATATATGTCAAGATTGGTTTAGACCATTCGACCCAAATCATAGCTATATTAATCCAAATTGTATAGCGAGTGTTAAGGAAGAAGAGGATAAGCTTAGGTTTATTGTGAATTTAAACTTTTGTGTTTCTCAACCACAAGAAACTGACAAATATACATCTACATCTGCTTTTATCTTTTTTAATCTAAGAGATAAATATATATACAAAGAATTTTTAGATAGTTTTTACCATTTCACAAATAAAGGAGAACGATGGACGAATTAAATGATATAGAGGTTTCACCTCTTCAACAAAAGATGGATAACTTTATGAAAGCTAAAGATAGTGAGGAAGCTCAAAATATATTAGAGTTTGCTAAAATTCACTTAGGTTATGAGGCTGATATTAAAAAGATTAGGGGGTTACAAAAAGAGAATAAAGCTAACGCCAAAGATTTAGGTGTAAGTGTTGCTAATGTCAATAAAGTGATTAAAGCTTTTAAAGATGAACTAAGCTCAACGGGTGACGATGTAACAGAGTTTAATAATATTCAAAAAATATTAAAAGATGATGTGAATGTTCAAGCTATGATTACAAGTTTAATAGCTAAATAAAGTTAGTTTTAATAGAGGGTATTTTTATACCCTCATTTAAGATTAAATAAAGGATAAAATTATGTGTAATTGTAAACTATGTATAAGGTCAAAAAGATATAAAGAAATTATAAAAAAATTTAAAAAATGGAGAAATAATACTATATCTAAATAAATTCTATAACCGTATATATAATATAGAAGAGAGTTTAAATTTTAATGTTATTTATATAGATAATTTAAAAAGTTATCCAAAGATATATAATAAATGTATTGATATAAAAAATGTGGAATATAACTCAAAACTAGAAAGAATTGCATTCTTAAAAATGATAGAAAATATACCTAAAGATAATAGGTTATTTCTTACGGATATGTTTGAAACTTATATTTTAATAACAATAAAATCGTTAAAGTACGAAGAATATATCAAAAACCTAAAGAAATATCCAAAATATTATAAATTATGTAGAACATTAGAAAGGACTTAAAGATGATAAGAAATATATTAAGAAAAGATTATTCAAGTGACCCTGTAGAGGTTAAATCGGAATATACACGAGAGGGTGTAATAATTGATACCATAACTTATGAACCCGAAATTAACAAAAGTATGTATAGTATTCCTTATGACCAATATAGAGATATGATTGATATAATTTCGGATAATGAGGTTAGAAGTCGTATGGCTAATAATTTAGCTGAAAATTTACTAAAAGGTATATCAATTAGTAAAGTTAAGGATAGAGGTAGAATGACTTTTGAAGCTAGAGTATCATTATTAGTAGAAAAGAATACTCTAGCACTTAAATCAAAAGTTCGTGATTTAGACTATTCTAACGGAAATTTAAAAGCTAATTTAGATATATCAAACAATAAAATAGTAGATTTAAAAACTGATTTAAACATATCAAACAATAAAATAGTAAAATTAAAAGAAGATTTGGATATATTATTTAACTCTTCTTTATATGAATTGGTAAGAATGTGGTTTTATATGAAATTTAAAAGGTTTATGAAATGATAGCTAGTTGAGGCAAGAAAATTTAAAAAGTATCTACGATGAGAATATAATAATTTATAACTTTTAAAATTTTTAATTCTTTTTCTTTATTATAAGAGTTTTTAATTAGAAATTTCACTTTTTATAAGTTTTTATTATAGTTTTAATCTTAGATGATTTTTAATATAGTTTTAAGTTTAAAAGAGTATAATTAGAGATATTAAAATAAAGGATTTACAAATGACAATACCACAAGAGTTAGGTTTAACTAGAGATGATATAAGATATATCAAAAAACTTGGTAAAGAGTTAGAGGATAAAAGACATATTACATATACAGTATTATATGATAATATAGAGGAGTCTTTTGACGAAAGGGAAAAGGCTTTAAAATTTCTAAAAAGTAATAATAAGTCTTTATATGACCAAGATGTATTTTTAAGAGAAGATAGAAAAGCTATGCCTAAAGAAATTGAGGAGTTGATTATAACGCTTTCAAAGTCATTGTAAGAAAGTTATAGTTTTAAATATTAAATTAAAGGAATGTAATGAAAAAAGGTAAAAAAGTGATAAGTCCTACGGGATATATAGGTGAGATTGGTAAAGTTAGAAGAAATTCTTGTGACATCTTTTGGAATGATGGAACAGAAGAGCGTAAGGTAAATATGGATTATGTAAAAGATATGAGAAAAGAATATAAACATAGATATGATAGGGTACAGTATAGCTATTACTAAAGTTAAACATAAAATCTAAAGGAGATTACAAATGGAATTTATAATAGCTTGGTTTCCAATACTTAAATTTACAATATTAGCAGGATTTATAGGATTAGCTTTTTATATTTACAAAAAAGGCTTTAAAAAGACATCGTATATTATTCATATACTTGTTTTGATGGGTTTTATATTTTCACCTATTAAATATGATGGAACTAATATAAAAGAGACTCAAAAGAGACAAGTTCAACAAAGAACAAATGATTTTGATATAGTTCAATGTAATTAGTGCTGTTTTGAAAAAGGCTTACATTTAAAGAAAGAGATAATATTTTTAAAATAAAAACTTTAAAAATATTTTAGATAGTTTTAAGTTTAAAAGAGTATAATTAGAGATATTAAAATAAAGGAATATAAATGACAACAATAAGAGCCTATGGTTATGGTTGTATAGGAAGTTTAAACAATGATGCTGATATTATGATTTCAGTTAAGAGAGATGATGAACAAATTGAGGATTATTTTTTAGATACAGAACAAGCTACTAAATTATTAAGAGAGTTAGAAAAGAGACTTAAAATTAATGAAGAGGATAAACTAGATGATATTGATGGTAAAAAATTGATTGAAATGAAAAAGAATACTTCAATGTTTAAATAAAGAATAAGGGTTATAGATATTATACCCCTTATTTAAATATCTAATCCTTACTAAAAACTTTCTCTGCAAATTCAGTAATAGGGCCTCTAAGAACTTTTTTAAGCTCTACAGCAAATAGATTAACCTCATCGTGTTTTTCAAGAGCTGAGTTCAATAGAATACTTAATCCGTTATTATATTTATTTAGATAAGGATTATCTATTTGTCTAAATGAACCAACTAAAATTACTTTACAACTTTTATCCATTCTACTAAGAACTGTTTGTGTTGTAGCCGCACTAAAATTTTGAACCTCATCCATAATCACTATAGTATCTGACGAAATCGTACGTCCACGGAGCGAACCAGACCACTGGGTCTCTATAGAATACCTACTCTTTAGCTCTTCAACCTTTTCTTCTAACATTTCGGAAGTAATTGTATTTTTAGTATTTTTATTGTGATTGGAAGCTTTTAATTGAATACCAGCTATAAAATACAAAGTATCGTATAAAGGAAAATTGTATATACTTAATTTCTCCTCTAATCCACCTTTTAAAAAACCAATCTCTTCACCTTTTTGAACACTCTCAACAGAATTTCTAATATACATAATTTTCTTATATGGACTATTTCTATCTCTAACTAATCTCATAGCAGTTGAAATACCTATAGCAGTCTTGCCACTACCTGCCTTAGCCTCACATAAAACTAACTTATAATAATCATCCAATATAGCGTGAGTAAATAATTTTTGCTCTATATTTAAAGGTTTTACATCTTGTTTAGCTAATTCTTCATCATCTATATAAACTAACTTACCATTTTGAATAACAGCTACTTTCTTAAATGCTCCATTATCTATAACATAAGAATAATCACTAATTTTATATTCTGGGTCAATTTCCAATATATCGGTATTATTTTTTGGATGTTCATCTACAATAATATTCTTAATATATTCAATTGATTTTTCTTCCTTTACTCCATTATTGAAAAATTCTGTATTAATTCCTAAAGATATAGCACGAACTCTAGCCATTACATCAAGAGATATAAAATAAGCATTATTTAAATTGAATGTCTTTATAAAATCGTTACTAATTTCTAATATTTTTCTATCATTTTTTATATTATTTTCTTCACCCTCAGTTTTATAGTTATCTTTAGAAATTATATATAAAGATATACTCTCTACATTTACTTTGATTGTGGTTAATCCATTATTAACCTCTTTGATAGGATTTATATCAGAAATAGTTCTTGCAAATTGTCTAGCCTGATAACCAATTTCTCCCATAATACTTTTCTTAGAATCAACCTCATCTAATACAGTTTCAGGAATTACGATTAAATTTTCGTTATTCTGTGAGAGTTGGAAAATATTATTTGCATTATCTAATATTATGTTTGTATCGATTATAAAGACCTTTTTAAAATCTTCTTCTAATTTTTTATTTAACATTTACATCCTTAATTTTGGTTTTATATAATTATTTATAAATATATAAAAAGGAGATATTAGATGGATGACTTTAGAGAACTAATGAAAATAAATGAGGTTAAGCTTCAAAAAATTAGAAAGATGATACCTGATGACAAGGGAAACTATAAAAAAGTTACTAAACAAATATGTATGGATGATGATGGAAAACCAGCATTAAATTACGAAAAAAAAGATGGTAAGTGTAAGAAAATGAGTCCAGCTGATATAGTAAAAAATAAAAAAACTGCTATAAAAAGAGAAAAAGCAAAAAAGAAAAATGCCTCTAAATTAAAGATGAGAGCTAAGAAATTAGCAAGAAAAAGACAATCCCTAGGTTTAGATGAGAGTAACCCTACGATTGGCTTAGGTACTCTATTTCATGGCTTTAAAGAGAATTGTACAATAATATATATAGATGATATGTATGAAGTTCACGATGACAGAGGAGGATATGTGGAATTTGGTCAAGATGATGAAGAGTTCAACGACTTTAGAGATGTTTTCAATAAAGCTACTAAAATAACTTATGAGGATTATATACAAAGATATTCAAACCAACATAATAGAATGTATAAAGATGATGATTGGGATGCTGATATGGTTATTATAAAGGCTAATGGTATCAAAAAACTTATTAAGCATATCAAAAATAGACTAAGGATAGGTAGATGATAAATTCTATGGATTTTAGGGTTCTTTTGAAAGATAAAGAACCTAAAAAGATTGTTGAACAGGATAAGGTTATAAGAGGTTCAAAAATAGAGGTTCAAAAACTACAAGAAAGAAGATTAACTCCTCAAAAATATCTTAGAGATTTAGGATATAAAATTAAAGAAGAAATACCCACAAAAACAAAGTTAGGGATTAAGTTTTATAGTAATGATAAGGCTAATGATGCTTATTTAGATTTGATTGAAGGTAATTTTAGAATTAAATTTGAATTAGACGGAGACTCTATATATTTTTAAGTTTGAATTAAATTTATTATAGTATAATTATAAAAATAAGGAATATAAAATGACAAATGTAAGAAAATTACAAGAATGGGTAGATAAAGAGAAAAAAATGGTTTAGTTGATATTAAATTTTGTCCAGGAAATACTTCACAATCAAGTATAGAAAGTTTTTGTGCTTCTGCTTTAGCCTTTGTAAGTGCAAGAGAACAAAATAGACGAACTCTTTCAAAAGGTTTATAATTTGAGGTATGTTGATATTCCTATTATGGCTAGAAATATGTATGTACATAATCAAATACTTTAAGTCTATTAGAGTATAATTACAAAAATAAGGAGATAAAATGATAAAGGAAATTTTACCATTCATTCTTGTATTATGGTTCATAAAGTCAATAGTAGATGCTTTAGGGTATAGATGAGTATCTAAACTATATAAAAATGGTCTATGATTAGAGGTTGATTTAAAACAGGTAAATCAAAAGGTACAATTAGACCAATTGTGAGAGTATAAAAATTAAAGGAATAAAATGAAACCAACTCTTGTAGTACCTAAAGGAGAATTTATACCTCCTTTAGGATATTTTAGAAATACGCCAATAAAGAAACAAAAGATAATTCATCATAAAATCTCATTTAAAAATCAATTATTAGACTATATAGATAAAAATGGCATATATAAACATAATTGGAATTATAGGATTTTGGTATTGAAACAAGTAAAAGAGTATATTAAAATAAGTCAAAAAGATAGTATGAAAATTAAAAGGTTGATTTTATTTAAGAGGTTATTAAAATTGTCATTACATTATTACAATAAAAGATTTGTCGATAAATTTACTCTATCCTATATCAAAAACTTTAATAAATTATATGAAATCTCAGATAATGACTATAAATATATGTTAGATATATTAAAATTAAAAGAAATAGATAATAAAGAGATTCAAAAATTCTTTAATACTATCTCACTTTAATTCCTAAAGTTTCTTCTGAAACTATCATAAAACTGCATTTATTATTTCTTGCAAATTCTCTAGCTGACTCCCATTTAGCCGAATTAACAATAAATGTCTCTATAGCTTTATCATAATTTTCTCTTGATTTAGCCGATGAATTTTTAGGAGGTTTTGGTTTAATCGTTTGTGAGTATGGCTTAACCTCAACTATAAATATAACTCCCTTTTTATTCTTAACTACAAAATCCATATAATATTTAGATTTTTTATTTGTAATTGGATTATAGTATGGTATTATTAACCCCTCCGAATTTACCTTTATTATATCAGGGTTCATATCACAAAATACTAAAAATTTATACTCATAACTTGACCTATATTTTATACAAATTTCTTTCATATCAAATGTTTTAGTTATATAAAATTTACTTGGGTTTATTGGTATATATATACCTTGTTTATATTTTCTTTTCATACTAATATTTATAAAAACCATCTAAGATTAAAAATATAATAAAAACTTATAAAAAGTGAAATTTATAAATAAAAACTCTTATAATAAAGAAAAGAATTAAAAATTTTAAAAGTTATAAATTAATATATTCAATCGTAGATACTTTTTATAAAAATATATTAATTTAAAAAAATAACACCAGCAGTTACTTTAAATGAAGAACCTGCCGTCACCTCTTCACCACCATTTATAACTCTTTTAGAAGACCCATCAATTTTTATTTCAGAACTTCCTTGTGTAGTATTTGTATAATTACTCTTATTTAACACAAAATTATCCCCCTGAACTATCTCTTTTTTAACTCCAATAACCTTAGTAGAATAATCACCATTATCAGCCATTTCTGTAAATGTTCCTGATTTGTGCATAGTATTTAATCTACTATTTCCTGATGAATCATCTTGTTGAATTATATGACCTGATGAAGTTTCTGTTACAGTATTATTAGGATATTTAGAATCTTTTGTAGTATCTTTAGGTTCATCCCAACTTTTACCCTGACCTGATGGAACTCCTTGGTCTCTATTAGCACCCTTTACAAGAGTTATAGGAGATTTATCTAGGTCTTTACCTGTTTGAGAAGAACTTGCTATATTGGAAGCTGATTGAACTATAGGTTTATTCCAATCACCCTCATCAAGAGTTATATTGACTTTAGCGTCTTTTAAAGGAACACTAGAAGTACCTTTATTATTAGGTCCGGCACCGTCTAAACTAGCTGAACATTCAGACCAAGGTAAATGTTCTATATTAACATCGTCAGAATGTATTCCATCAATTCTTACTTTAACTCTTCCTAATTTCTCGGGGTCTTCAACATCAACTACAGTAGCCCTGTAAGAATTTGTTGGAGATGTTGAGGTAGTTTTATTGTTAATTATATCTTGTATAGACATTTTAGGTATCCTTTTAGGATTATTTATAAAGATTTAAGTTTAAGTGGGTATAATTAACAAAATATAAAAGGGTATAATATGAAAATTAAAAGTTTATTAGAAAATGTAGTTGAGTATATTGTTCAATATTTAGAGGATAAAGATACTAGTTATAAAAATATTTCGTTGAATGAATATATAGTTATTGATAAAAGTTCGTCATTTCGTATAAGTTTTAATACTAACGGTGGTGATATTAGAGGTGATATTAGAAAATTGGATATGTATTTAAGGGTAGATAGAAAGGATTATACAATAAATATGAGTAATTCTCCTATTAAAACTAGTGGGTATACAACAGTACCTAAATTAGAAGATTTACATTCTTATTGCCACAAAACAAAAAACTCACATCCTTTATGTATGCAAATTATATCAGTTAAATTAAGAAATGAAATAAGTGATAGTAGATTTGAGGGTATATTAAAACCTTTATTTAATATATTCTTTAGAGGTGGTGATGAGCTTATAAAATATTTTGAGGCAAGAAATAAAAGATGTAGAATTAATGCCTTTAGAAATAGAACAAGATATTATACAAATCCATACAATCTAAAAGAGAGTGATATACAGTATTGGAATGTGAAACTTTTATAGAAATACCTCCGTTTAATTCCTTTTTTCACATTTCATCTATAATCATCATTTAATATCTATAGTATATAATTACTTAATCATTTAAAATAAAAAAGTATCTACGATTGAATATATTAATTTATAGCTTTTAAAATTTTTAATTCTTTTTCTTTATTATAAGAGTTTTTATTTACAAATTTTGATTATTATAAGTTTTTATTATAGTTTTAATCATAGATGATTTTATTGGGTATTTTAAGGCTTTATTAATTGATTTTAATAGTAAGGTATAGGATATATTATTTAAAGTGGTTTAAAGGTAGTTTATGGATGATTAAATAGTACATAGTTTATATTGAAGTATTGTTTTGATTGACTATAGTAGATAAAGTGAATTACTATATGAAATTTATAAAGAGTATCTACGATTGAATATAATAGTTTAAATATAATAAAAACTTATAAAAAGTGAAATTTGTAAATAAAAACTCTTATAATAAAGAAAAGAATAAAAAATTTTAAAAGTTATAAATTAATATATTTAATCGTAGATACTCTTTTGAGCAACTGTAAACTATAGATATTATTTATTATGTTTAATTGAAGAGTATCTTTTTATAGTTATATATTAATGAATTAAAACTTATAGATGAAATGTAAAAAAGGGAATTAAACGGAGGTATTTTATATAAAAAGTTTTAAATATGAAAAAAGATAGAGCTATCTTAAATTTGCTTTCATATTTTAAAAAAATAAATTAATAAGAAAAACTAATAAACACTTTAGTTAATCTTTTTTAATTGTCTATATTATAGCTAATACTTGTTTAAAATATTAAAAATTAGCTTGTAATTGAATCCAAATCACTAAAAATTTCCAATAAAGTAGGAACTAAATTTTCATCACTATCTTTCACTTTATCTAATATAAATTTTCTAGTATCTTTGAGAACACTTTCATCAATATTTGTTACATCACCTATAAGCTCTTTAACTTCTTGTTGATTAGATATTGATACTTTTATTTTAGATTCTTTTATGTTAAATATAATATCGTCAAAATCTCTATTTTTAGATTCTTTTACTATAAATTTACAATCGTGTTTTTCTAAACTCTCTAAAGTATCCTTAAACTCGTCTTTGGTATAATATAAACTTTCTTTAGCTAATCCTATAACCTCAACATTACCATCTAAATTTGAATCATTATAATGAATTTCTATAAATCTTTTAGTGCAAGTATTCTCTATAAATTCTAAATTCCAACCATCCCATACATAAAAACCCTTTTCTTCTTTATGGTCAGCAAAAGTTAGTTGAAAAGGTGTACCTAAATATTTTATATCAGAATCTGTATTTTTTAGATGATAATGACCCGAAAACACTCTATCTACTTTAGTATCAGTTTTAAAAAAGTTTTTAGTTAGTTTTGACGATTTATCCACATGACCTTTAACCATACTAAAATCTCTAATTTCAAAATGACCTAAAATGATTTCTTTATCTTTTATTTCATTATATTCAAGAGATTCATTTTTAGTAATCCAAGGCACTATATATGTTTCTCTACCCAAAAGATTTATTGAAGTTCTCTCTTTAAATATCTTAAAATTATTAGGGTATAGTTCAGAAAATGTTTCGATTAAAGATATTTCTCTTGACTCTCTGAAATAAATATCGTGATTTCCTAATAGAGTATATAGAACTATATCTTTTTCTTTTAGAGTCTCAAAGAATTTAGATTTAACACTCTCTAGCCAACCAACTTCAGCTGTTGTTCTATTATCAAAAAGGTCTCCTAATTGATATATTTCTTTTATATTATTCTCTTGCATATATGGAAATATTTGAGAATTAAAAAGTTCTAGTTGATTATCAAGAAATTCTAACGAAAACTTCTTGATACCAAAATGAGTATCTCCTAATATAATAACTTTAGAACTCATCTGTAAAATCCACCTTTTTCTTAACTATTTTTTCTATAATTTCCTCTTTTTCAATTTCTATAGGTTCTTTATAATTTATTATTGATACATATAGAGAACCTTTATAAGCCTCTATTTCGTTTAAAATATCCTCAGTTAAACTAATACTAGAATCTTTTATAAATGTAACACCTTCAATTTCGTCTTCGTTGTTACTTAAATCTTCTATCAACTTAGAATGATTTATTTTATTTTCTAGTTGTTCTATATAATCATAATAGTCACTATTTTTATCAACCTCATCTATATCCTCTTTTAAATATTTTAACTCAGTTTTTATAGATATATTAGCAAAGTTTATAGAATTAGTTTCTCTAATTTTATCAATATAATCTTTAATCTCTATAAGAATGTCTTTAGTTTTTAGTCTAATTTTTATTGAGTTATGTTCATTAATATATGTACTTTTGTTGGTAGAATCTATTAATACACCATCGGTGTGAAATGTACTCAATGAAATAGTATCTCTAAGACACTCCTCATCTTCTTTTCTTGTATTTATAATATTCCTAAAAGCATTGGTACAAACTTGTGTTATATATGCAAAGGCTTTACTTTTTTGACCTGATATAGAAGATAGTATATTTTCATCATAATTATGAGTATATAATAATATTTTCTCTACAGCATTTGAATAAAAATCAGAACTCCAATTATCTGTATACGAACTAAAACTAGGCATTTTTAATAAGTTATGTACCATAATCATTATAATTTTACCAAATTTTTCCTTAGATGTATTAGAAGATATTTTAATATTTTTTACATAATCTAACTCATTTTTAAATCTTTTATTGTCCGTATTTTCAAGAAATTCTATATAATTATTCCTCTTCTCATTAAATTCTTTTATAATTAAATCTCTATCTATAGGTGCTTCCCAACATTTAACATACTCTTTATTTTTATTATATATAAAAATACCCTCTAAAGAATCAGTATATATTTCTTTATTATCTCTATCTAATTTATTAAACCTTGATAAGACAAACTCATCAGTTAAATCATTATCACCAGCCTCAATGACATTTAAAAAATTTTCATATTTCCTTAGAATACTCGATTTAATTCTTTTCAATCTAGCTTGAACGGCCTTTTTATGTTTTTCTAATATTTCTTCTTTAGTCATTTCTTCAATATTTTTTAATTGTTGGGAATATTTAAAAAGGTATATATAAAATTTAATCTCATCCTCTTGTACATATTGTCTTATAGATTTTTTGGTTTTTTTAGGTATTTCACTCAATCATTCTCCTTTATGTTTTATTAATTATAGTGTAATTTTATTTAAAATTAAGGTTATTTTAAGTTTATTTTGGTATTATATAACTATTTATAAATATTATCAAAGAGGTATTTATGTCAAACAAAAACTTTACTCATAATTCTAATTATTATTTTGGAACAACTCTATTTACAGATAATGTACTTTATAACATTCAACAAGTAAATTTACCGGGTGTTGCTTTTAGTCATATTAAAACTAGTAAAAGTTCTGTTGAGGGTTTTTTAACGGGTGATACTTTGGTTTTTAATGCTTTGAATGTAAATATAATAGTTGATGAGAAATTAGAAACTTGGCAAAGTATAATGAGCACTATTTTTGTAATGAGAGAGCAAGATAAGGGATTAGGTTCTGATTTAGAAGGTCAAGCTTGGATAGTTTTACAAGATGATAATGGGCATAATATTTTAAAAGTTACATATCATTCAGCTAGAATAGAATCTATAGGTGATTTAGAATTTAACTCAATATCAGAGGATGAAATAATCACCCTAGACATTGGATTAGTTTATGATAATTTTACTATTGAGAGTTATATATAGATTTATTAATTAGCTTTGGTATATTTTAATCTTTTATTTTTAGGAATTGTACACTCTTAAACTTAGAATATACAATCCAACCTAGTCTAACTCTACAAACATTACTTGAACAACAAAACATCAGCTTTGTACCTAGTTATGTGTTTGTTTGAGTAGTGTCCTATCATGCTCTTTACAACATTTACATCAATCTAACCATAAAATTCTATCAAACCACCAAAAACAAGAACTACACTTATCAATTACCAACTCTTAGCAGTAACCTCAAACTCAATACACTCCTCTAGTGTAGAGAGTGCCTCTATCTGTAGAGATAACTTAGCTCTAGTACCACAGACCTGAGTCTTGAAATCCTTAAAACTTGTTGCTTTAGCTAAAATATTATCTCTATAATCTTCAAATGGGATACCTGCTATAAGTGCCTCAGCTCCTAGTATTCCTGTACTATCATCATTCAGAGCTTCAGCTTCTAGCGTGTACCAAACTGCCATCTCTGCTGGAGTATATTTTGAAGTGATTGCGTTAATCTTATCTCTTGCAACCCTATTAACTATATCATTAAGATATATCTTAATATCTTCAATGCTTTTAGGGGTAGATACACAACCAACTCTCCAAATATTACCATCTTGTACTCCAACCTGCTCAATATCATAAAAATTAGTATTACAGATAGGGTCTATAACTACTCTAAGAACTCCTAAATCTCTAAGTTCTACATCATTCAATTTATTTAAATACATATTTTTATGTATCTTAATATCCTCTATTTTCTTTGTACTTAATATATATACTTGCATTTATTTTCCTTTTATTGATTTGCTAATATGTTTATTTCACTTTCAGTTAAAGCTCTGTCATAGACATTAAAGTTACGCATAGTTCCATCCAGAGCAAGACCAGCAGTGTTGCTCTTTTCCCCACCCATTAAAAAAAAAGACGCAAGTTGCGTTGGTATTATGGTGTTAATATAAGTAGTCCCATTCAAATTGATAGTAGATTGATCACCATCAAATACAGCTACGATATTATACTCAGTATTAATGTCTATTACATTTGTATCAATTGTGATAAATCCATTATTGAATAATAAAAGGTTATTCTCATATACAGCTATTACTACTCTGGTTGTTGAGTCTGTCAAAAAGGTGTACCCAGATGTTGAGAATAGTGTAAATTTAAAATTAAAAGAGTATGTATAAATATTTAGAGCTAATTGAGTTTGAATTATCGAATTGCCATCAAAAGTAGCCTGTGTACCATCAAAAGTTATGTTACCTCCTACAATTGCCCCATCTTTATCCCCTATACTGTCATTTGCATCATTTTTCAATAAGTATCTAGCGTATGGTATTATCTCACTTTGAGTATTAGTAGCACCTAATAAATATCCAAACATCATACACCTACTTGGTATAGATAAATCATACCATCTCGTACAACATAAGCGATAACCGTAAAACCTGTAGATGACAGAGTACCTAATCCACCAGTATTGTATTCTGTACTCCATCCAGTAATAGTATCAGCTGGTGTTGCCATACTTCCTATTTCTATCCTGCCACTTAAACCATTTGCTCCAGTTACATTTAAAGCTGTAATTGTTGTAGCAGTAAGTGTATCTACTCTAAAGTTTGTGTTAATAGCAAAGTCTAATGCCATTGTATTGGTAGCAACTGGGATAACCTTATTTGCCCCAGTAAAATTGTTACCACCTACTATATTAGCCTTACTGTCTAATTCTGTTTGTAAATTTGTAATAGCACTTATAGGATGAGCGTCTGCCGAATCTCTGCCAGTTGTATCATTATGAATACTAGCAACTCCTGATATAGAACCAACTCCACCTGCTATATATTTTCTTAAATCTACAAATATCTCATCAGAAGTAATATCATCAAGATTTCCTGAACTATCTACTATCACAGCTCCAATTGGCATAAATTCTGGTGTAGGAAGTCCATCTAGTTTCAGCTCTTCAATTGCTTTCTCAACATCAGCTCTAGCAGTTGTAGAACTAGCATAAGTTTTTTGACCCAATATTTTAACATAAGGGAATTCAATATTATTAGTTAGTATAAAGAACATAATCATTCTATCATTACCAGTAACATCTCTTAATTCATAAGAGTTTGATGGAATATAATCAACACCTGATACACCATAATTTACATAATTTGTATCACAGTTAAATTGTGTAACTCCACCAACCAAATATGCGATACTGTTATTATCAGTTTCAACAGTCCAACTTGTACCAGCTCTATGAAGAAATGGTAGAGTTGATTGTTGTAAAGGATACATATCTACATCCTCATCATAAGCTAACCCTGATGTAACTTGTGTAAATGTAGGAGAACCGTTTGACATTCCTTGAATCTCCATTCCTGATATGTATTTAGTACCTTGGGTAAAATGTAGGTATCTATGAGTAAATCCGTCCATGGTTATACCATGTCTTTCATCTCCAAAATTTACTAATTTTTGTGTATTAGTATTCCAATAAAATGTAGAAACAATAGGAGAATCTTCAAAATAATCAAAACTAAATGTAGAACCAACAGAAAGTGTTTTTGTTACTCTATCAAAGTATACAAATTTTAATCCACTAGTATCTAATAAGGTAATTTTTTCAGTACTTGTTTTAATGTATTTTATACCTTCAATGTAGATAGAAAATGTATCGTCTCCACCATCTACAACAGATAAAGGACTAATAGCAAATTCTCTAGCTGTAGCTATAGAACCGTCATAAAATAATCCATCTGTTCTGATAGAAATGGTTTCGTCTCCTTTTTTGGATATTATTTTAGTTCCGTCTGGACTAAATTCTATTACTCCTAAAGTTTGTTTTTGTTCTCTAATAAAACCTGTTGGTTCATTAGTATCTAAATTAATTTGTAACAAATCTTCTATATTAGAAGTTATATAAGTTTTTTCATCAACTGTTAAATGTTGATAATCACCTACATTTAATCCACTTAATCCGTCATGTTCAGTCGGAGAAGATGAGCTAAAAGTTCTACCTAAAGCACTTAATATATTATCAAAATTAATACTACCCTCTTGATAAACTACAAATCCAACTAAAGCACCTAATCCAACCAATATATTAGGTAATGTACTTGGTAACGAAGCATTTTCAGCTTCTGATTGACTTCCATACTCATCTTGACCCATCACAACATGAAGTTCACTAGGAGTATCATTCAATATATATACCCATGATACACCATATTTATTATTTGAGATACTTGTAGGAATCCCCGATCCATTATCATAAACAGTTGAATCTATTACTTTAACACCTTCTACATCAATGAATCCACCTAATCCATCTCTATAATGAAGTACAAAAGTATTTTCATTAGCTGTACCAACTATACTTGTATCAAAAGCAGGATGAGGTATTTCTGTGACTGTATAGAAAAAACTACCTGATGTTAAACTCAATCCGAGATTACCAACTTCTCCTAAAATAGAACCATCACCTTGATGAATAAATCTTGATAGACTTCTCATAACTTTTCTTGATTTCCTACTAGCATCTAATCCATGTTGTCTATCATCTATTACATGAAGTTTAGTACCATTTCTATAAATAATATAAGCTAAACATTTTGATTGACAATCTATATCACTTTGAATTGTAGTTGATTTACAAATAGGACTTCCGCCATTATAGTCTAAATAGACATAATTTGTTTCACCATCAATTAAAGTGATATTAGTTGTACCTGTACCTTGGACTAATATTAAAGGAGATAAATCATCTCCACTAGTAGGTCTAAGAAAAGCATGTCCATCAGAGGTAGAAATTGTACCATCTCCATTATCGGTTAAGTCACAACCTTCAATAATACCACTTGTATTAACATAGTCTAATTGTTGTTTGACATCATTTGCTATTGTAGGAGTACCTATTATATTAGTAGTAGGAATTTCACTTGCATTTTGGTCATCTTTGGCATTTTCTTCTATATTACTTAATTTGGTTTTTTCGGTTGTAGTATAGTTATTATCAGTGTGTATATAATTTGAATCCGAAACTATATCTACATCATAAGCTTGTACATTTACGCCAATATCAGCATCTTTAAGTATAGTGACATCTTCTGTATTGTCTATTTTAAGCCAACCCGAATCAGTTTTTAAAGCAATATCATTTATTTTCCAATCGGTTATTCCTCCAATATCAGTAGAACCTGCTATATTTACTATATAGGCATCTCCTGATTGAGTTACTATGGAAATATCAGGAGTATTTGTAGTAGCATTCCAATTATCTATTATTCTTATACCTGTTATTATACCATCTACTAAAACCTTTAGTTCCCTTCCCTGATTAGCTGAAAGTGCATCTGTTGTACTGGTGGATGTTAAGTTATCCACAACAGGAGTAGTCGTACCTCCTCCACCTATTCCGTCCCAATCTGTACTCATAATTAAACCCTCACTGTAATATTAATATTTTGTTCTTTATTTCTAACATATAGAAAATTACCTGTTGCGTATGTAACAGTTTCTAAATATACACAAGTAAAAATCTCATCGGTGTCTAAGGGTAATGAATCAACAGTTTTTATACCATATTCAAAACCTCTTGGATTTTTAGCCTGAAACCCTGTTGTTATATAATCTACTTTTACCCAAGAATTTGATTTAGGATATTCTTCATAAGCTGTATTTGCCATTTTATACTCCTTTTTATATTTATTTATAAAACTTTAAGCTTAGTTAGTATATAATTAGAAATATTAAAAATAAAAAAGGATAAAAGATGAAAATAGAAACTAAGTATGATGTAGGTGATATAGGTTTTGTGGAATCTAAGAAAGGTGAGGTGATAGAAATAGAGGTAATTGGAATTAAAATTCTCTCGGATGGGGATGATATACAAATAAATTATTTTTACCATACAAATCCAGACCAAGATAACAAGTCTAATTCAGTATTTGAATTTCAACTTTATAAAACAAGAGATGAGGGTTTACAAAGTATATTAGATGAAGAGAGGTTTACTATAGATTTTTTTAGAGATAATAATATTGATAGTAGGGTAATTAGTGAAATACTTTTATAGTTTAAGTTATATATAAGCTTAGTTAGTAGATAATTACATATCTTAAAAAATAAAAAAAAGGATAAAAGATGGTTAAAAAAATATTTCAAAGGAGATAAGGATGACTAAATATTTAGTAACAAAAGATTTCAAGGAGATTTTGGTATCTATTTATGATAAATATAATGAATTTTTATACCATTCACTATCTAAAATAAATGAAGACACATTAGTTAAAGGTAATATAGCTCAATTTGAAACCTTAAATAATATAGATTTATTAAGTTTAAATTTAGAAATGAAAGAAAATCCTAATCTAATTTTGATAAATTTTGTAGAATTAATAGATATACTAAAGGAAAAATATGACAACGATAATAAAATCAAATAAAGAGGTTTACGAGATATATTACAAACCTCTGGGATTAGATGCTACTTTTATAGTAGATATTCAAAAAAAGTGGATAGACAAAATAAGTATAATCTCTGAATATATTTCAGGAACTCATAGATTTTATACATCTAATCTTAAGAAATTTTTGAAAGATATTGAAATGGAAAATATACCTTAGGAAAATTTGTTCAAGATGATTGCGAAACAAATGATTAGATTTAATAAATCTATAAAAGATTTTAAATAAAAGGAAATAGAGATGAACGAAGTTTATAAAAATTTGATTGTAAAGAGATATAATAATAGTTATGATGTTATAGAGAGTGTTGATGCAGACAAATCTCGATATTATCTAAAGTTCTACCAAGATAGAACCTCAAAAGAATATTTTGATATAGTAGAGGAATGCGGAGGTATTGAAGGAAGATTATATTTATATGACACAAAAATCAAATTTATACCAATAAATGATAATCAAGAATGGTTAGAAGGTTTTAAATTGGAATGTGGTATATATCAAGAGGTATCATCTACAATTATAGAAAAAGCTATAGACTCTATTTATTCAACTATTTCACAAGCTAGGAAAAGTGAATATAAAAGACTACAACTGAAAGAAGAAATGACAAATAAAGGTAAAAATATGTTACCCGTAACTGAACTAATTCAAGAAGCTAAAGAGGTTCATATAGACATAGACAACACCTCATCACTTAAAGAACAATTTCAAAAGGTTATATCGGAAACCTCCGAAGTATCTAAGAAAATTAATAATGAACATTCGCTAGGGGATAATAAATTATTAGTTAAATCTTTTATGGAAGCTAAGAGTAAGATTGAGGAATTACAAACGAATAAACCAACAAAAATATCACTTATTAATAAGTATTTTAATAAGATACCTCTTATCAATTCTATAGGAAACTCGGTTAAAGATATTCAAACAGAACATAAATCTGTACAAGTAAATATTGATGAATTGTTTGGTATCATCTATGATAAGCACGAGAAATTAATAGTAATAGCTGAGGGTTTACAAGAAGCAAAATCAAATATGGTAGCTCAATCAAAAGCATCTAATGAAATTCTCAATAAATTAAATGTTGAATTAGAGGTTTATGATAATCCCTCCGATATACCAATTAGAGATACTTTACTTAAATCTCAAATTCAATCACATATAGCCAAATTAAATGATAGGGTAGTTAAAGTAGAAGGAGCTTTTATAGCGACACAAGCAACTATTATAAAACTAGGTCAAGATTTACCATCTAAGAAAGCAGATTTAACTGATGAATCAGCTATAGGTTCTTTATTATCCAATGTAGATGATTTTCAAAAAATGTGGGAAGAGACATCAATATTGGTATCAGGATTAACCGAAGCAACGGCTGAAAAGGTACATACAGTAGTAGAAAATCTTATGCAAATTCAAATTGATGATACTCACACCACAAAATATTTATCCGATGTAAATAATAGAGGTACTAAATTTGCTAAAATGCTGGAAACTAAAACTAAAGAGTACGAGACTAAGGTTCGACAAGATGCTATATTTATTTCAACGATAGCATCAGGAAAATCTATAGAAGAGGCTAAAAATGCTGTAAAGTTAATTAAATAAGGATGTTGGATGACTCTTAATTATGAAGCCATAAGACAAATAAGTTTAAACATAGACACAAGTATAGAAGATTTTAAATATATCTTAGCCAATACAAAAATCTTTTATTTGATTATTAGTTATAATATTCAATTCAAAGAATACGGTAATAGTACATCATATATAAAACCTTTTGAAAAGATTAGTAGATTTAATGTTAATATAGGTGGATATAGATTTACTACTATATATGATAATAATGTTGAAAATGGTGAGATGATTTTAGTGAAATAGTTATAGTTTATAGTTTAAGTTATATTAAAGTCTAAAGAGGGTATAATAAATAAATTAAAAAGAAAAGGATTTAAAATGAGAACATCTTTAAAAAGCAAAATAGAAGGTTTTAATGATACCATGAAGAGAGGAAAACTTCAACTACTTGTAGATAAAGAGAAATCTTTGATAGGTTTATTAGTAGAATACGAAAATATTTTAACTGATTTAGAGGTAAAGTATATTGAAAATGAGATAAAATATATTAAAGAAGAGAAATCTTTGATATAATAGCTTTCAATTAAACTATACTGAAGTTTAGTTTGGATATAATAAATAAAAAAATGACTAAATAAATGAAAACAATAATACTAATTGCTATATTAATACTAAATGGGTGTGATTATGCTGTATCACCAAAAGAGATTAGAGATGCTATTGACGAATGTGATAGATATGATTTAGACCATGTAGCTCTTGTGAGATATTTTATAGACCCTAATACTATAGTTGCTATTAAATGTAAACCAAGAGTAGCAAAAGATATAAACAGGACAAAACTCATAAAGTAGTTTTTGTGAAGATTTTGATTAAGCTTTATTAAAGTTTGATTTTGATATAATTAATAAAAATAAAAGGTATAAAGATGATTAATAAAAAAATATACACAAGAGAGTTTAAAAGTGGATACGATATTGTAATTGAAAGGGTTTCCATAAAAGATATTATTAGGTTACACAATGATAGTTTATCAAGAACTTCTGCACAGATTTGTGCATATAATTGGAGTTCTGATTTTTGTGTAAAAGAGCTTAAATTAGCTATGAATAATATACCTAATCAAGTTAAAGGAATTGATTTTTCTATATATTCAAAAGAAGAACTTTATGAATTAGGATTTGGTAATTGGGATAATAGACTTGTTGTGATTCCTCTTAGTTTATATAATTTTATACCAAATGGAACTAAATTGACATCAATATCAGGTAAGGTGAGTATTAAAGGTATTGATGATATTGATTTAGATGTTAGATTTGGTTGTATGGCTTATGGGTTTGTAAAGGAAACAAATGTTCAAAAATAAACAAAACCCAACTATGAACGAACTAATAAAATGGTTTCAAGTAACTCAACCCAAGCTAACAAAAGATATGGAAAGTTGTACCCATCATTACAAAGATAGTATTAACCCATATCATATAGAAGGACAAATATGGACACATTTAATGATGGTTTGTAAAGTAGCTGAACTATATAATGCTACTAAAATTAACAAAATTGTGGCTTTACTCCACGATATAGGAAAACCAAAATCTTTAGAAATTGATAATGAGAAACAACGCACATTTTTTAAAGGACACGAAGGAATCTCCTTTTGGTTAGCTATAGAAATTCTTAATAATCTTCAAAAAGAAATTGAATTAAGTGATGAAGAAAAGTCAGAAATTCTTAATGCTATTTCATTACACGGAACTCTTTTTAATCATATTAAAGATGGAATGGAATATAAACCAGAAAAGTTAGTTTCTAAATTCAGAGATATAGAGGATTACTACACACTTGTAAATCAAGTTAAATATGATTCTTTAGGAAGATTTGGTGATGAATTTTCAAAAAAAGAGGATACTCTTAGATTAGGTAAAGATATTTTTAATGAAGATACCTTTCTAAAATACACCTCAAATGAACCTATTATTAATAAAAGTAAAAATATAACTTTATTGACAGGATTACCCTCATCAGGTAAATCTACATACATAAAAAACAATATTAAAGATGAGGTTGTAATTAGTAGAGATAATACTATGATGGATTATATTTCTAAAATAGACGATAATATGAACTATAATCAAGCTTGGAAATATCTAACCGAAAATGACCTACACAAAGAGATTGATAAATTAGTCCAAAAGAAGTTCCAAAAGGCTGTTAAAGATAGAGAAAATATTATTATTGATATGACAAATCTTAGTATTAAATCAAGACGAAAATGGCTTCACTCTATCCCTAAAGACTATCACAAAAAGTCCATCATATTTTGTACATCTTTGGAAATTATTAAACAAAGAGCAAGTGAAAGAAAAGGTAAATTTATCCATGATAATGTATATCTTGGTATGATGAGAAGTTTTACTGTGCCATGTTATGATGAATTTGATGAGATTTTGTGGGAGTTTTAGGTAGAATTTAAGTTAGTTAGTATATAATAAATTAAAAGGATTAAATTATGACTGATAAAATTAAAGATGTAATCACAAGTAAAGAGAAAAGAATTCTAAAATTATTAGAATTGGAAATACAAGCAAAAGAAACACTAAAAATTATACAAGATGAGTTAGAATGTGAAAAATCCATAATAAAATATCTTAGTAGATAATATAAGGACTAATAAATGAAACTCGAAATAAAAGAAAAAGCCTTTTACCATCTTCAAGGTAGAAATGATACAATCAGAGGTTTAATGTATGAAGACTATATATTCACAAGAGAAGAATTATTAGCTGAATTAGAAAACGATATAAAGAATTTTGATTTTGGTGAAGGTCACGATTTTGTAGCAGTTATATCATATAATGAAACTAATATAGCTATTGTATCTCAAAGATATGATACCAAGGACTCCTATATAATTGACCCTAAATTTAAAGATATGTTGGAGTATCTAGCTGAGAATTGTATGTATAAAGTGGATTTTAATGATTATCTATATGATATTAACTGTGATTTTCAATATTAGAGGAGAATAAAATGATAAAAAAGAGATTGGTTTTAAATGTTATAATTTGGTTATTATTGACAACCTTATTATATTTGATGATGAGTTTTGTAAGTGGAGGATTTAATTTACCTACATCAGCAAAAGCCTTCCTAGTGATGGTATCTACACTAATAATATTTCCATTTACCTTGATTTTTATGTATGATGCTAAAAAATCAACTATAAATGAATTATATGATATTGTAACTTGTGTAAAAGACACCATATTAGAAATACATTGTGATAAAGAAGATAAAAAATGAGTAAATCTATATTTTACGGATATACTTTTAATGAATGTTTAATGTGTAACCAAATTATACCAAATCCTTCAAAAGGTTTAGGTGTATATTGTTATGCTTGTAAACAACAAAAACTTAAATCTTGGTTAATATGGACTAATTTTTATATTTTAGATTAAAAATAATTTTATAAATAATAAAAAGAGATTGATATTAAATCAAAATCTTTTATCGGATTAGTTTATTTTTAAATAGATTTAGGCTATAATATAAAATAAGGAGTTAAGGTGAAAAAAATAAATATGAGATTTAGTGAGTTTGTGAAAATGAGCTTAAATGAGGGTAAAGGTAATTTTAATGAATTTGAGGTATACGATAAATTTATAACTGTAGACGGTCAAATAGGTTTTTTTGATAAATTTGTATCTCCAACAGAAGCTAGAGTTATCTATATTAAAAACGGTAATATAGATAAAGTAACCTCTAAAGACTTAATAACAACAAAAGATATAGAGTTTGATAAAACCATAAAGATAAATAAAGATATTAGATACTTGAATAATACTTTAAATAAAATGGACATACATAAATTTGATATGAAGTTAGTTGATTATAAAAATGGAAAGATATATTTCCATATATCTATATCAACTAAAAGTATCTCTAAAGATGAAATGGAGCAAGTTTTTAAAGATGTTAGTAGTTCTAGTATATTTAATAACTCAAATTTTGACAGTTATAAAAAAAACAGCGACGAAATGGTATTCTTATTCTCTGCTAAGGTATAGAGAATAAGAATAGTAAGATATTGGTAATATAGATAAACCAATATCTTACTAGAAATAAATATATAAATAACATAAAGTCTTTAAGAGAGTTCATATACAGGTGCTTTTGCTGTCCTACCACTTGATATGAACTCTCTTAAGAAGTAGGACAGCATTCTACTTTTGACTAAATAAAAAAGGAGAATTAGATGAAAATTAAAAAAGAAAACCTCAAAGATTATATACTTACCAATCCATTTAATTATGACCTAACATATCTTACAATCCACAAGGATTATTACTACATTAAAAATATCCTTAATCCAAAAGAGGCTATTATTCAAGTTCATACTGCAATTAAATCAGATAAAACCTTTACTAATATAGAAAAACAAAAAAGAAGTTACTCTATAGTTCCACATCCTAGTATTGTTCAAGATATGATTCAATTTAAAAGTGCAAAAAAATATATTAAATATAACCTATCAATCAATGTTCTAAAATCTATTTCTAAACTACTTTCTTCTGCTCATTCAGTTCATGAATTAACAGGTGACCTTGCTCTTAGTAATACCTACCTTAAAAAATCCCTATCTTCTTTTGTATCATATAGAGATTTCTATAACCTTTATCTTAATCAAACAAGAAGAGGTAATTCTTTTGATGGTTCAGGTTGTTCTTCTTATGAATTTTTAAACAATCCTTATGACAACAGTAACCAAGTATATTCAAAAGTCCAAAAAGTAGATACTATTCTTAAAAAAGTTCTAAATGGTACTATTTCTCTAGCCAAATATCAGGAGTTTTATGATATAGCCTCTAAACAAAAACCTCTAAAACCTATTGATATGGTTATAATGAGACTCTCTGATGATGTAACTACATCTAAATCTAAAAATATTCCAAGAGAAGTTCCTAAGGAAAATTACAAAGATATTATAAAATTTAAATTACCCAATAATTACTTAGAGATTCTCGATGAATTAGATAATGATATAGGATATATGAGATACCCAGCTCAAAGAAGAAGATATATTAATTCTATGAAATTAATAAGAAAAAATATAGTAGATGAACATATTTATTTTAATAGAACATTTACATCTTCTGGTAGAATTTTTGATATTTTAAATCAGATTCCTAAAAAAATAAGAAATGGATTATTTAGAGATTATATTGAATTTGATTTAGAAAATGCCGCACCAAGATTAATAAAGAATTGTTTTGAGAACCATAATATAGACCCTATTAACTATCCTTGTCTTATTGAATATATAAAAAATAGAAAAAAGATTATTGAGTCCAATGTAGATACAATTGATAATATTAGAGGTAAACAAGGAGCTAACAAAAAGATTGAATTTAGGTCTATGTTTAAAATGGAGTATCTTAGTGCTATATTTGGAAGACATTTAACTCCTTTTAATAGAAATACAAAAGATGATAAAACTGTACATGATGCACTTAAACTTTCAACTTTTTATAAAGATTTTAATTCAGAAATGAAAGAATTAGATATTATAGCTAGAAATTTAGGATATGAAAATATTTCAAGAATGTTTATGTTAGAAGAAACTAAAATTATGAATTCTCTTAAAGCATACCTAGGTACTAAAAAAATTAAAATTGAACATATAGTAAATGTACATGATGGACTTCTTATTCCTATTAATGAAATTTCTAAACTTGAATTAACTGATATTAAAGAAATTCAAAAGATGTTGAAATTAAACAATCAAATAATAGATTTTTCTGAAACTAGAAGTTATATTAAATATTTTGAATCAGAAAAAAAGAGAAAAGAGTTTATTAAAAGAAGAAAAAGAGCTAAATTAATTCACTCTATTAAAAAGGGTATTAAGATAGGGGTTAAAAGATTTAAGAACAATATTAGAAAGATGCTCTTTATCAAACTAATAACAAATACTATCTATAGTTTACAGTTACTCAAAGGTTTTATGACTCTTGATAGATTTATATACACCAAGGTAGCTCTTCTATAGCAAAGGTTAAATTTAACACCTAATTATCATATAAAAGTATGTATTCTTAAATATCAAAGGGGATAGTTGTGCCAAATTTTAAAACTACTAAGATTTAAGGTTATATTAATATATTTTTAGATACAATAAATAAAAAAAGGATACTATATGAATAAAAATATCAAAAACCTAAAGGAAACTTTATATAATAGTACACAAAGATATAATGTTTTATTTCAATGGATTAAAAATGATAGGATAACTTATAATCAATTTATAGAATTATTGAAATATATAGATGATTTGAAATTAAAAGATTTATCTTATGATAGTTTAAGTTAAATTGGATATAATAAATAAAAGGAGAATCAGATGAAAGATATAATGGATTTTAGAGAGTTTGTTGTAAAATATATAAACAATTATAAGGATGATAGGTATCATTTCAAAACATTTTCTGAATATGTTAATGAAAATCCTGTTGCTGAGTATGAGGATTGTCAATTTGGACAAGAAACTTTAATGAAACTACAAGGGATTGATGATTATATAGATTATTATTCACAATCCTATATTAGAAATTTTGATGCTATATATAATAAAGGTGGTAAAAACCTTAAGAATTATGTTATATTAACAAATAACATTTCAAGAACTATGTTAGGAGTTTGTAATGAGGGATTGTTTAAAATATATAGTTATATGAACTTCAAGGTAGTAAAAAATAAAAAATTTGGTGAAGTGAAAGAGGTAAAAGCTATTGATACTCATACATCTCATAGAGGTAAAAGAATGGCTACTGCTATATATAAGTCTATGATGTTTGATGGAGATATAATTATGTCCGATTCAGTTCAACACATAAACGCTATAAAACTTTGGAAGAATTTTATTAATTCCAATCAAGAGTGGAAATATATGATAGACGATAAAAGAATTTCGGTAGTTCTTTATGATAATATTACATCTACAATTATTTCGGATGATTTAACTAGAATGAAAGATGATGAGATTTGGTCAATTACACCTAAAACTGATAAATCAGAGTATAGATTGATAGCTTATATTAAATAACTTAATAAAAGTTTAAGTTTACTTGGCTATAATTAGAGATATTAAATTAAAGGATATAAAATGGCTATATATTATCAAGTATATATGAATGAAGAGTTATTAACACTCAATCAGCTTGACGAGTTATTATGTGAAGTACAAGAAGTAGAAGTAGATAAAAAGGAGTATTGTGATTTATACAATATAATTACTGGTGCATTTATAGGTATGGAGATGTCAGGTAAAAATCTTTTTGATGAATTGGATGAATCTTATGCAAATAGAGAGTGGTATAGGAAAGATAGAGATAGTTTGGTTAATTTATTTAAATCATTAACAATAAAAACTTGGAGAAAATAGATGATACTTGAAATAATTATATATTTGGTGATAATTTTTATTTTATTTTCAATAGGCTTATCACTTAATTCATTTAAAAAAGAGATGGAATCCAAAATGAAGTATTATGATTTTATTTTGGATTCTAAAGATGGTATATTAAATGATTTTAGTTCTAATTCAACTTATGTATTTGACAATACTAAGGGAATATCTGTTTATAAAGATGAAGAGGGTATATAGAGTTATATCCCAATCTAAATTATCAGGTAGTTCTATTAAATTTTAAACTATTCAAAAAAATAAAAGGATGAAATATGAGTTACATTTCAGAAAAATTTCTACCAAATTCAATGAGTTCAAGACCCGGTTATACATCAGGAAGAGGAGCTATAATCTCGGACTTAGATTCCGAAAAACTCACCCATATTCATGACAATATTCTCAAAGAAATTGGAGAGGAAGCGTCTAAAAACTTTGTTAAAATGGTTAAAAATCTTAAGGTAGCAAGTTGTACAAGTTTCTTAATGAATCTTTATGAATTGGAAAGTAATAGTTGGGTTTATATAGAACCAAAAGATATTGATACCTATGTCAGTAATGAGGGTGAAGCTTTGGGAGTAGTTATGTCAATTTTTGGGAATAGGAGTGATGATACTTTAGAGATTGTTGGTGAATTTTTAAGTAGATATGGTGAAACTCATATAAGTGAAACCAATGATAGAATATATAACTCAAAGATGAAATATTATTACAATAAAAGGAGATAATATGATAGAAGTAGGACATAAGCACAATATACCAACAGACCATATTTTGCAACGCTCAATAGGTGGTTATAATTTTACTTTATTTGAGGATTTAAATACGGCTTTAGAGTTTATAGGTATAATAGTTAATTTTAAAAGTTTTGGGTTAATATAAAAAGGGAATAAAAATGAAATTAGAAGTAGATATAAAGAGTTTATCAAAAGATGTTGATATAGACGACAATGTAGGGATTAGAGAAAATATTATAGAAAACCTAGGATATAATTTTTTAGATAATTGGATTCTATCATATTATACAGATGATAGAATAGTATTTTTAACTAAGGAATATATTAAACAAATTCTTGAAGATTATAGCTTAGACGAACCCCAAAACTATTTTCAAGATTATGATTTCTTTTATGAAATAGGTGGTGAACTTGCTAATGAGGTTATGGGTATAGTTTCAAGTAGAAATAATACTTATTTTGAAAGTTTATCTTTAGGTATTTACGATATTATGTGTGAAAAGTATAAAGATAATTTATGAAAATAGCTTACATCAGTGATTTACATATAGATTTTTATATTAAATCTATAGATACAAATACACCTAAATTTAAAAAAGAACTTCAAAAATATATAGATAATTACCTAGTCCCTAAACCTGCTGACATTCTTATTATAGTAGGAGATATAGGTCACTATAATAATCAATCACTTGCTGTTCTAAAAGAACTTAAAACATATTACAAGGAAGTTTTAGTTACATTTGGAAATCACGAATTATATTTAATTTCTAAATCTATCCAAAAGAAATATAAATATAACTCCCTAAATAGATTAAACGAGTTTAAACAAATGCTTCAAGAAAATGATATAAAAGTTCTTGATGGTAATGTATATGAATTTGATTGTATCAAAATTGGTGGATGTCCTATGTGGTATAATGTATCGAATGATGATGAGGTTTGGAAAGAACAATCAAACGATTCTAGGTTAATTATGAGCAGATTAGAACCGTATTATATAGACTATGGATGGGGTGGTAAAGATTTTAAACCTACATTTGATACAGAATCTTACTATAAATCAGAAATAAATAAAATAAAATTAATAAAAGAATGCGATATATTTGTAAGTCACGTTCCTTGTGATATAGTAAATGATGAAAAATATTTAGGTTCTGAGGCAAATAAATTATACCATTCCGATAACTTAAATGAACTTAAAAGAATGAAAGTTAAATATCATATCTTTGGACATATTCATAGTTCTATTAATTTTAAAAAGGATGGAGTAGAGTTTATATGTAACCCTTTATGTTATCCAAATGAATCATATAATGAGATAAGTGTTTTGGAAGTTTAGAAAAGTGAATATTTTAAACAAAAATTATATATAATTACAAAAATAAAGGAAACAAAATGATGATAGATATGCCAATCAATATTAGTTATGGAGAGTTTATAGGAAGAAAGTGGGGTTTTATAAATACACCTCAATTTGATGATATTAAAAATTATATTGGTATAGACAATATAGAAAGATATGGAATTCAGTTTAATATAAAGGAAAAATATCCCGGCACCATTAGAATTACAACAAAAGATATGGATATGGAAAGTCTTAATGTGTTATATGATTTTATATACGAGTTTACAAAAGATAGATATAATACTCGGGTAGATAGAGATACATGTTTTCGTGAATACAAATTAGAGGAAGTGATATGAGTTATAATAATCAAAAAATATGTTCATTATGTAATAAATTGAAAGATAAATCGAAGTTTTATAGATTGAAGACAGAAGTATCTTCTTGTTGTAGTAGTTGTCAAGATGGGTGCGTTGATAAACAATATTTAAAACATTTGAAAGCTATAAGAGATTATGAAAAAATTAAAGAGGTTAGAAGGATGTATAGAGAGAATGGTAAAATAAAGGAGATAAATGAACACCAAGATAGATAATATAATCAATTCTATAGATAAACTATCTAAAGAGGAAACTAAAATATTCTTTCAAAAACTTCTACACAATAATAACCCAAACCCTACTATGGATTTTAAGACAATGAGTGAAAATGGTCTTATTTGGAAAATAAACAAAGAGGTTTTACATAAGCTAGGATTGGCTTTAAGTAGAGATATTAATAATTTTTCGTTGGGTTGTATTATAGAAACAAAAGATTTTGAATGGTTCTATTACGATAAATCAAATGAAAGAAATCAAATTAAATATGATAACTTCTTAGAAAATAGAATAGAGATATTAACAAAACAAATTAAAAAACAAGGAAAATAAATGACACAAATAAACAAAGAATATACTACAGATATACTACCAGATGTAACAACAATAAACTTTACAATGCAAGAACAATCTAAGCTTAAGGCTTTTTTTGTAGAGGAAATAGGTAATCTACATCTCTTTAGTTATATGAAAGTAGTTTATTCATACATCAAGATTAATTTCAATAATCCACAACATTTTATCATTATACCATTTGTTGATGAAAAGAATAGACCTCATATAAATATTCAAAAAATAGTCTAAGTATTATGAATGTATATTTTATATTGAGAGAGGATTTAGAGTATACATCCGAAAATTTATTTAATTTAGCTATAAAAGGTACTCAAAAATTAAACTTTCATATAGATAATTATGAGGTTCTAATGATATATAATAGATACTTTCTTCTTAAATTAGAGGAGTTTCTTATAAATATGGGTATATCTTTTGAGTGGATTGATATAGATAACCAAAGTGGTATAATAATATATACCAAAGAAAATATTAGAGATACATATCTAGGTGATTGTATAAAATTGAAACAATTTGCATATTATAGAGATTTAGAAATAACAATAGAAAATGAGTAAATTTTAAATAAATATCCTATATAATTTACCCATAAAAAGAGGTTAATAGCTAATTAGTTATTATAAAATATGAAGTCATACATTGACCAAAGGAAAGAAATGAAAAAATTAATACAAAGTCTAGCTATAGTTAGTATAATATCTAGTACTGCTATGGCAAATAATACTAAATATCTATATAATATAGCCAAAAATGAAGTATGGATATATCAACAAAGAGATTATAATTGGTTAAATAGTACAAAAGATGGAAACTATATCAAAAGATATAGAGTTAAATGTGGAGGAAATTGTAGATATATACAAGAACAAGAATATAATAGACTTAGAGTTAGTGGTGGTATAAGAACTTTTGTAATAAATTATATGTAAATGAAGAGTTCAAAAAGATGGTTTATCCTATTTTCTGTAATAAATGGGGAAAATGGATTGGATATAAAACAAGAGGTATATAATATATTCAAAAAGTTTGGTTTTTTAATACTTCAAGATGGTGTAGTTTATATAGAATCTAATGATGCCACAACAGTTTTTAAGGCTATATCACTAGGACTCAATAAAAGTCCTATTAAACAATTTATTGACGATTTACAGGTTATAAATGGTACTTTATCAAACTCCTATGAGTTGTTAGATGATGTATATATAAACAAAAAGGAGTTAATATGATAGATTGGTTAGAAGTAAAATATAAGTTAATTAAAAGTGAAGTTGATATATTTATATGGTTTTACACAAGGTCTTTTGATTATATGGAAGGTTATAATAAATTTTATATATTTATGAATATACCTAGAACATATTATATTTATAGAAACCTTAAGTAAGTTATATGGATATATACTTATATAAATTTGAGGATATTATTTTGAAGAATAAAAGAGGTTTTAAACTTTTATTTGTTGAATTTATTAGTAAGAGACAGGCTAGGATTTTAGATATTATATTGAATGGATTAAATGTCGAAAGATTCATAGGTTATGATAAACTTTTATATAAATTTAAATCAAGTTCAAATATATACTTTTTTAGCTATAGAACCATAAACAAAGGAGAATTATGAAAAAACCTGAAATTATTAAAGAAGAGACACAAAGAGAAGCTATTATTAATAGACCACACAACTTAGCTGGTTCAATTAATCCTATAAAAAAGGAACGATTTAATATAACTAACGAATCTATTAAATATGGAGAGTCAACCATAGTACCGGCATTGTTAAAATTATTTATGGAATCTTTAGATAATCCTATTGATGTTGCTATAAAGGGTGGATGTGATAAGATTGATATTAAAGTTGATAGTAACTCCATTGAGGTAAAGGATAATGGATATGGTATAGATACTAGAGATATTGATGGAGAAAGTGTTTTATTTAAAGCATTTTGTAAATATAATACTTCATCTAATTATGGTGATAATAGAGGGCAAGGTCAAAAAGGTGTTAATGGAATAGGTATAAAACTTTGTACAACTTTAAGTTCACATTTACTTGTAGTATCGGAAGATATAAATGGTAGAGTTAAATTAATTGTTAAAGAAAATAACTTAATACATACAGTATCAAAACAAAAACAAACAGGTAAAACAGGTGTATCCGTAAAATTTACTCCTGACTTTAATATATTTGATTGTATTGAGATAGACAATGAACACATAAAAAGAATGTATGAATATACTCTATTACAAGCATTAACTTACCCTAATATTAGATTTACATTTAACTCAAAGGTTGTGAGTTATACTCCTAAAAAATTTATATCTATGCTTAATGATATAAACATAGTAGAAAGTTATAATGATTTTTTTATAGCTGTTACACCAAATGAAACTGATGATTTTAAACAAATCTCATACATAAATGGGTTAGAAACATCAAAAGGTGGTACTCATATCAACTATGTTATTGATAATATTGTTAATAGACTTAGAGAGAAGATTATTAAAAAATATAAAACAATCAAACCTGCCGATATTAGAAATAGATTGACTTTAGTGGTTATAGCTAAGAATGTTAGAGAAATTGATTGGGATGGTCAAACCAAAGAGAGTATAACAACACCTAATAGATATTTTATAGAGTATTTTAAGGATATTGATTTTGATAAATTAGTAGATAAGATATACAAAAATAAAGATATTATTAATCCTATTGTAGATTATTTTAGGATTAAAGAAGAGTATAAAAAGCAACAAGAATTGAAAGGTTTGGAGAAACCTACTAAGAAAAAACCTGATAGTGAAAAGTTTCTTGAACCTATTGGTGAATGGAGAGATATATATCTTGCCGAGGGTGACTCAGCTTCTTCATCTTTAGCATCTATTATAGGTAGAGACAAAGCTGGACATTACGCAATGTTCGGAAAACCACCAAATGCTTATGATATGACGATGTCTAATATCCTAAAATCAGATAAACTCAGAGACTTTACAAATATACTAGGTATTAGATTTAGCAAAACTACACAAACAGATATAAATTTTCAAAATATTATTATTGCCGCTGATGAAGATATTGCCGGTTACCAAATTCGCTCATTATTGATTGGTATGTTTTATAAGTACGGAAAGAATCTAATTAAAGAAGGGAGGATTAAGGTTCTAAAAACTCCTCTATTTATGTGTACGGATAATAAGGATAATATTATTGATTGGTTCTATGATTTTGAGTCTCAAAGAAATCATCAAAAAGAAACCAAAGGCAAGTATAAATATGAATATAAAAAGGGTTTATCAAGTTGGGATAAAGAAGAATTACAAGTGATAATAGATAGAGAGGGTATAGAACAAATGCTAGAGGTTATGTATATTGAAGATGAGGAATTAACTGATGAGCTTATTGATAAATGTTTAAATGGTAAACGAGCTAGTGACAGAAAAGATATGTTAGATGGATATGAATTTAGTATATTAGAACTTTAAAATGAAAGGAAATAAATGAGAAAAAGAAGTATATCAGATTTCTTCGAGAAAGAATTTAAACAACAAGCTCAAAATGATAATTACCAAAATATAGCTTCGTATATTGATGGTTTTAGACCAACAGCTAGAAAGTCTCTCTTTACTATTATAAGTCATAATATAAAAGAGTTAAAAAAAGTAGATAGTTTAGCTAATGCAACTTCAGATTTTACTGAGTACTTAGGTGGAGCTAAAAATATTGAAGGGGTGATTATAAATATAGCTAGAGGATATTCAACATCAAACAACATATCTATGATGGGAACTAAAGGAAATTTTGGTCAAAGACTAAATAATAAACCGGGTGAGGCAAGATATATAAAGGTAAAATTATTATCCCAATTGAATGACTATTTTAATTCACTGGATAGTGAAGTTTTAATAGGGCAAGAATTTGAAGGAAGAAATATAGAACCAAAATTCCTTATTCCTGTACTGCCCTTTATTCTAATTAATGGTTCTTTGGGTATAGGAACAGGACACGCCCAGTTAATATTACCTAGAAATCCAAAAGATATTAAAGACATTTTGTATAAAAAACTTAAAAACTCAACACATCAACAAGATGATTTATTACCATATTGGAAAGGATTTAGAGGTATTGTAAAGAAAGTAGATAAAGGCAAATACGAGACCTATGGTAAGTACGAGATAGATAAATTGAATATACTAATAACCGAACTTCCTATAGGTTATCAACTAAAGTCAGATAAAAAATCAAAAGAATCAGATAAGAGTAAGAAGCGATTCACAACATATATAGAAAAATTAAAGAGTTTGGTTGAAGATAAAATTATAAAGTCTTATAAAGATTTGAGTGACACCAAAAAAGATGAATTTAGGTTTGAAGTAAAAGTTGATTCAAAATTTGATATGAGTGAAGATAATATTCTAAATTCTTTAGGGTTGATTACTAAATTCACAGAAAATTATACATGTATGACCGAAAATAATTCAATAAAAGTTTTTGAGGATTCTAATGAAATATTACAATCTTTTATTAATATTAGATTAGAATATTACCAAAAAAGAAAAGACCATCTAATCAAAAAGATATTGGGTGATATAGCAATTAATGAACCTAAATTTCTTTTTGTATCGGGAGTGGTTGATGGTTCTATAGTTATCCACAAGAAAAAGAAAACTGAAATCGAGACTCAACTAAAGTCCATAGATGGTATAACTAAGGTAGATAACTCCTTTGATTATCTTCTTAGAATGAGTATAAGCTCTTTAACATACGAAAAAGTACAAGAACTTAGAAAGAAAATATCATCTTTGAAAAAAGAACTTAAAGATATTACTAATAAAGATATTAAAGAAACTTGGTTGGAAGAGCTTGATAATATAGATATAGGTTGATATGAAAGTCTTACCTATGATATTATGAGTATTAAAATACTTAGATGATAAAAAGTGTTATATGGAAGTAGAAATTAATCAAATAGGTTGATTTAAATGGTTTATAAATATTATCAAAAGGTATTTATGAAACATTTTGTGTATAGACTAGAGCTGTTAGAACCTTGGGACAATAGAAAGTATTATGTAGGAAAGCATTCAGGAGAGATAGAGGATGTTGGAGTTACATATTTCAGTTCTGGAAAACTAAAGGATTACTATAAATCAAATATTAATCAAGTTAGAGTTAAAATTCTATATATTGGCAAGGATTCAATGGATGCAATTAGGTATGAAAGTAAGGTACACATGAGATTAGATGTAAGAGCTAATCCAAAATTCTTCAATGAACAAAACCAAGGATTAGCTTCAAGAGATGATAGGACAGGTTTAGTTACAGCTGATAACCTAGAAACAAACGAAAGAATGACTATATCGGTGAAAGAGTTTAGGGAAAATCCACACCTATATAAATCGGTTCAATGTGATAAAGTCACTTGTATAGATATAGAAACAAATAATTTCAAAAATGTATCGAAAGAAGAATTTGACTCCAATGATAATCTAAAGGGCGTTAATCATGGTAAAATTCATACTAGATTAAAATCCACTAATGAGAAGATAACTGTAACTAAAGAAGAGTATCATAAGAATAAATGTTTATACATAAGACCCAATGATAATATATCTATGAAGTTAAAATCTACAGGTGAATTTGTTTCTATACCAAAAGAAGAGTACAAGAGAAATAAAGATTTGTATGTAGGTGTCAATAAAGGAAATATAGAAGAAAGACATCCTTGTGGAATTTGTGATAAGGAAATTGGAACAAGTAACCTAGCAAGACATAGAAAATCTCATAGTAACAGGAATGTTTGGGTTACCGATAATGAAAATCAAAACACTATACAAGTTAATGAATTAGAATACTATACAAAATTAAAAGATACTCATTATATGGTCAAAGGTAAAGGTCATTATAGAGTGGGTTATACCGATGGGGCTGAAACTACTATAAAGAAGATAGCAGGTGTCATTAGAAGAAAGAACAAGATAAAGGACTAACATAAAACTTCCAATCAATTACAAAACCTCTCACTATACAATAAGAAAATTAGCTAAAGAACAATATATACAAGAACAAAAAGGTATTTGTATATATTGTAAAAATCCTCTAAAAGATAAACCAAAAGAACTTATGAAAACGCATCCTATAAATAAGAAACCATTTCCAAAAGGTATGTTTAACTATCCCATACATTTACATCATTGTAGAAAAACTGATTTAAGTATCGGAGCAGTTCACGCATATTGTAATGCTGTTTTATGGGAATATCATAACGAATAGATTTAAAATTAATATTCTTTTAAGTTTTAATTGGCTATAATCATAATATCAAAACAAATAAAGGATTTAAAAATGGTATTTAGTATAGAAGATTATGAGAATATGGATAAGTATTTGAAGCAAGATAATTTTGGAATAATATGCGATACTCCTTACTGTGATACAATTAGTTATAGAACAAATTTTGTTGAAGTATTCAAACTCATAGAAGAGCTTAGAGATATAGATAATCAAACCAAAAAGGAACAAAATGACAACAAAACAATACCACAATGAGCTAAAATCTTATGCAAAATCTATAGAGGATTATTTCCAAATAGAAAAGTCAAAATATCAAAAAGGTACAAAATATGAACATTCGTATCTTGGAGTAGAATTTTTTGATTGGAGTTCTATATCATCACCAAATTTTTATAATATTGATGATTTAGATAATAACATAAAAATTATACAAGATTTTCAAAAAGAGATTAAGAAACTTGGACTAGAAGATGAATGTATATTCATAGAAGATGAAAATTATCACGATGAATCCGGTTCATTTTTAGTTGGACTTACTTATACTTGTGAATATAAAGTAATAAAAGATGAGTTAAATTATGATGAAATTCATAGAAGTTTTGTGGATAATATAATCAAAAAGAAATTTAAGAAACCTCTTAATTTAGATAATCTTAATGTCTTCATAGCAGGTAAAATTGACTGGGGTACTTTGACTATTTTAACGGATGGTTAATGTTCTTTTAAGTTTTATTTGGTTATGATTATGAATACTAAAAATTAAAGGAATAAAATGAAATATAAAAAAGGTAACATATTACAAGCCGAAGAGGATTATATATGTTTCACAGCTAATTCAGTTATCAAAAGGAATGGTGAATTAGTTATGGGTGCTGGTGTAGCGAAGGCTTTTAGAGATAATTTTAAAGGAATTTCTTTAGAATTTGGGAATAAGATAGAACATTTAAGTGAATTTAATCTATTGGTAATAGATAGAATCATAGCACTTCAAACTAAAATCCATTTTAAAAATCCGTCACCTATTGATTTGATTGATAGAACTATTTCTAAATTAAATGAATTCGCTTTGGAAAATAGCAACAAAACAATTGCTATGACACTTTTAGGAACATTAAACGGAGGTTTAGATGAGAATATGATTAAATCTAAACTGAATAAGTTACCTGATAATATAACAGTTTATGAAATTTAAAAGGAGTGTATGATGATTATAGAAATATCTTATCAAAATAAAGAGACTGAGTATTTAGAGATAGAACAAATGACTTTAAAGGAGGTGAGAGCTGAGTATGGAAATAACTATAACTCAATAAAAATACTTACCAGAAAAGATATGTCTATTGATGAATACTTTACCAAAAATCAAAATATGAAAATCTCTACACGAAAACTAAAAGATATATCTCACCAGATAATTGGTGTAATTGTAAATAGTATTGATGAATATACCCTTGATAATTCTGAGTTGAATGAAAAAGAGAAAGAATATATAATTAGATATATTCAAAAAATAGGTCAAGGGTATATAGACAAAAACCCACTATCTAGTGTCTATGTACCCGATTTAGTGAAGGAGATTAAAAATGCTAGATAAATGGCAAATGGAACTAAAAGCTAAGTATCAGCTACCTTTATTATATTCTAAGTCTATGTTTAACAAATGTAACAATAAAGATGAGTGTCTTATGTATATAATTAAAAATGAATCAGGAAAGTTTCTATTGGATTATAAAGAATCCAATATAATAAAGGAAATAAGAAGGGATTATTATGAAAATAAAAGACATTAAAAGATATATGAAATATCTTCAAAAAAGTTACAACAAAAATACTCAACCCTTATTATTGTTTACAAATAAAGATAATAATACACTACTAGAGACTGGTTCTTATGAATTTAAAACATCTTGCTCAATACCCTTAACTTTACCTGATTTCAAGATAGATTTTTTAGAGTTTAAGAATTTTTTAAAAAACTCTAAAGATGATTTAGAATTTGAGTTTAAAGATAGTCAAATTGTAATAAAATCAGGGACATTGGAAAAATCTTTTGAAAACATAAAAAATCCAAAAATAGACAAAACATATAAAGATTATGAAGATATGTTTAATAATGATGTTCTAGTTAATAAAGATGATATTCCTATCTCTAAGGTTATATATGATGGAATAAATCCAAATTATGCGCTAGATGTCTATAAAGGATTATTGGTAGATTATAATAATCATAAAATTATTAGCACAGACACAATATCCATGACCATAAATGAATTTTCACCTAATTCTGTAGGTTTATATGCTATTCCTAAAAAGGCTATTGTACCTAATATAATACTTAAAAAAGTTAAAATAGGTAAAGAGTTTGTATCTTTCTATGTAGATAACGATATTAAAATAACATCTAAATTATATACAAATAATATAACTAGTGACTATCAACGAGTTATTAAACAAGAGTTTAATATTAGTATAAAAATTAATGGTATAGAACTCAAAAAAGCCACAGAAAAAATAAAAGAATGTAAATTAATTTTTCAAGATGGAATTTGTATAGTTCAAGAATACGATGATATTAAAAATAAAATAGGTTATACTCAAAGATTGAGTTGTGATTATAATATAGACGCTCCATTAGAGATAGTTATAGATGCTAAAAGAGTACATAAGGCTATAGATACGAATGAAATTGAAATATTTATACAAGATAACAACCATCCTATTAAGATAGTTTCAAGTGAGGTATATACATTGATTATGCCAATACCACAAAAATTTTTGTATGATTTAAAAGATATAAAACAAAAACTTGAAGATACACCAAAAGATTTCAATTATAATAGTATAAAATCCACAAAGGTAATAAAGGCTAAACCAAAGGTTCAAGAAGATGAATCTAAATTAATTAAAGAATTAAGAACGAGGATAAAAGAGCTTGAAGATAAATTACTTAAATATGAAGATAATGAATTTTAAAATTTTATGTGGGTTTGATAAAAATAGTATAAAAGAGTGGAGAGAATATGACTTAGGTTATTTTGATAATACATCTCTAAATAGTTGAGAGTAAAATAAAATCCAAACTTCTTTATAAATACTAATAAAGAGGAGTGAATTTTGTTAGAATTTAAAAGAGATAATATCAAAGATGTATTAGAGAGTATGAATATAGAGGTTGAATATGTACAAGATTTTAGAGTATTTGATTCTAAGGGTATAGAGAAATATACCAATTCGTATACAATACCATATAATACTTGGGATAATTTTATAATAAATTCCCTATTCACAATAAAACCTAAAAAAGCATATCTATATAATTGTAAACATATAAGAGAAGATTCAAAAGAGTTTTGTTGGTTTAGGTGCTATTTTGAGGGTATAAATAAAGATGTAGAATGTTATCAAAATAATTATTAAATAACCATATAGAATATCTATTTAATAGTACTTTAAGTTTAGTTACTATACAATACATTATCTAAACAACCAAAAGGATTTAAAATGAATATGAGCTATTGTAGATTTGAAAACACAATGAACGATATAATGAGACAAAATGATGAAATAGATAACTACGATGATATGCAAGATTATATAGAGAATTCAAGTATTTCTATATACCTAAAAGAAGATATTATAGATTGTATGGAATCTATTGAAGATGATGATTGTGAGATTACTGATAAATCTATAAAAGATTATATCACTAATAGTGACCCTTCAGAATATGAAGTGAATGCTATTTTAAAATTTTCTAAGTATTTATAATGAAACTATTAAAAAATATATTGTGGTTTTTATGGGATACTTTATTTATACTTCTTATATTCACCCCTTTATCTCTATTGCATTTAGGTATGTATATAAGTTACTTGGAAAATATTTGGGAGATAAAAATGATAATTTTAGGAATTATATTATTGGTTACTGATATTGCTATAATACATATCACATACTTAAACATACACTATTATATTAAAAGGAACAAAAAATGAAAATATTTAAGCCAATAGCTAGATTTGAAAAGTTAAGAGATGATTATAAATATTCCCATAATTATAGAAAAGAATTGAATAATTTTAGAGATTCTTACCTAAGAGGTTATGTAGATTCTATAAAAGATTTATACGAGCAAGATGAGGTAACTAAAGATTATATGATTTGGATATATGAAGAAGCTAATGAACTTGAACATCAAATAGACTTATTATTTAGATACCAATAGAGGGATTAACCCTCTACTATACAATTAATCCAAGCTCTACCTACTTTACAGTTAAACCCATTAGCTACAAATACCTCACTAATCTCATCTTTTATACTTTGTACTTTTTCTTTCCAATCACTCTTTGAAAAACCTTCAGGAACTTTCCCTAAAGTCAAATTATCATAACCAAAATTACTTAGAACTTCTTGAAGATTTATCTTAACCTCAACTTGCAACAAATCATCTTTTGGATTGTATCCTTTAACAGTAACACTATAGCTATCTTTGGTGTCATCCATAGCCTTTTCTCTTTTTGATTGAGCAATATACTTAGTAACTGTACTCATAGACCTAATACTTTTTAAAGCTTTTCTTTTTTCCTTTTCTTCGTCAGCTTCATCAGGTATTTTAGAAAAATTGAACTCTTTTAGAATTGGTATAAGATTATTAATTATTTTTGTTTTTGTTCTAGCTTGATTATTAACAAATCTCATAATAGTTGATTCTTGTGTTTCATTATCTAAATCTTGCCTAGATATATCCTCTAAACTAAATACTTTCCCTTTAAAAATCAATCCCAATACATTATCAAGATTTATAGTAATCCATTCACCATATCCAACCTCAACTCTTAATTTATTATTAGCTTTATCCGTAGATGTATCTCTACCTCTACCCTCTTCTTTATTTTTTATAATCTTGTCATAAGAATCTTTTGTAAGTGATTTAATAGGATACTCTACAATCTTTCCTGTATCCGTAATAAATCTCATTCTACCTAGATATTTTTGTTTTTTGGGATGTTTTTGATATTCTATAGCCACAAACTCCGTAAATTTATCTACGATTTTTTGTAAGTTAGCTCTTGACATCTTTCTAACATCTTTCTTTGAGGCTGATGAAATAGCTTGTGAAGGTAAAATACGCTCAACTAACTCAATATCTTCTAACTCCAACATAATAGCTTCATTAAATTGTAGGTTTTTAAATTCCTCTCTAAAATCTAACATTTAAACTCCTTTTTATTGATATTTATAAAAAGTATCTACGATTGAATATAATAATTTATATTTTTTAAAATTTATTATTCTTTTCTTTATTATAAGAGTTTTTATTTACAAATTTTGATTATTATAAGTTTTTATTATATACTATAAATAATTTTTTAATCTTAGATGGTTTTATCTTGGTTTAAGTTTACTTATTATATAATATATTATCTAAACAAAATAAAGGATAAAAGATGAAAAGAGTATTAGTTATATTGGCAATATTAATGACAATCAATGGATGTGATGATAGTTATACTACCAAAGGAAACTCAGGATTTAGTACATTTAATAAGATTTGTGTGGATAATATATATTATCTAAACAGTACTAAGAAATTAAGTGTTTGGATAAATCCCAAAACACTTAAACCACAAAATTGTAAATAAAAATATGGACAATTCAACTCTAAGAGAATACTAGAGTATAACGGTTATATTGTTGATTTTCATTCATATAATCTTAATCTTCTAAAATATCAAATAAGTAATACTAATATGATATATCATTGGGTTAAAGATATTAAGGGATATGTAGACTATATAGTTAAGATGAATTCAAAAAGATATATGAGTTTTAAGCTATAATTAAGTTAGTTTAATATATTATATTAAAAACAAAAGGATAAAAAATGAACTTACAAACACTCAAAAAACAAACAGAAAAGAGTAAAACAATTCCACAAAAGGCTAGATTATTAGCTAAATATACAGGTAACTATGATGACAAAAAGTTATTAGATACTTTCTCAACAAGTAGAAATAGAGCTAAACTTTATGAAAAGTTTAGATTATATAGAGTTGAAGATGAGATTAAGAAAGCTAATGAGATACTCCAAAAACAATATTTAAATCTAAAAACCAAAACTAAAAAGAGAATCTCTTTTAAAAGATTCAAGCTACTTAAAGAAAAAGCCCATAGAATTTTAGACTATCTTGATGATGGTTATGGTATGGGTTCAGAAAAAAGTCTATATGTAGATGGGTATAAATTAGCATATAAGGACGAAACTATTGAATATAGCTCTAACTATAAATACAAAGCTAAACACGGTATAATCACCCTTTATATGTCTTTAAACGAGTTATCTAAAATTGAGTATAAAGATGGTGATTGGAAAATTGAAGGTGTTAAACCAAAGATATTAGAAATATCAGGAAAATATGCTAAATTTCATGCAGAATTGAAGGAGGTTTAAAATGATATATAAATCAACAAGAAATATTAATCTAATATATTGTGGTGAGGAATATAAAAAACCAGTTATTACTGTTGAAAATACAAATAAATGGTATAGTTTATTTGTGGTAGATATTAATAACAATGTCTATGAATTAGAAGATTTTTATGGATGGATTGATAATTGTCCAAAGCCTAATGATTTAATGGAGTTTGCCTTGGAGAACGATATGTATATAGACGAACAAAGTTTAGAAATGATGATAGGTAGGATTTTTATGGAAAAAGAATACCAATTTGTAGATAATTTTAATTATGAGAATATAGTATGAAAGATTTAGTAATTCCAACAGCAATTATAATTTTAGAGGTTTTTTTACTTTGGGTTATAACTAATCAACACATAGGTAATAATCATAATATTATCATTAATAACCAAAAGATAATTATTAAACTACTAAAGGAACATAAATGCAATTGAAAGTTGAACTAACCCTAGATGACTTAGAAGAGATTTTAAGAAACCATTTCAAAGATGAAGGATTTGATAATATATCTTTTAAATATAACTATAGTGATGAAGCTACTTTAGAAACTTTAGAATGTAATTTAGAAAAATATGAAAAGAAAGTCTATATAGGTGGTATAACTTGTTAGTAAAAAATAAAAGGAATTTAAATGGATAATAAAATAGATATGTATATTGGTGATTGCTTAGAAATAATGGATAAGTTAGATGAAAATTCTATAGACTTAATATACATAGACCCTCCTTTTGGGATAAAACAAGATGAGAAGTTTAATATGATAGCTTGGAAGAAAACTAACTATTACGAACCATTAGTTTATGGAATGTTTGATAAGATACTAAATGAAAATGATTTAAAGTTTTTAAGTTTTATCTATCCTAGATTAGTAAAGATGAGAGAGCTACTTAGTGATAAAGGTTCGATATATGTTCACATTGATTGGCATGTAGGACACTATATAAAAATACTCTTAGATGAGATATTTGGTAAAGATAATTTTTTAAATAATATAGTTTGGTGCTATGGTGCGGGTGGTAGTTCAAAACAAAAACCGTTTGCTACAAAACACGATGATATATATGTTTACAGAAAGACAAACATTCCAATAATTAATTTATTAAAAAATAGCGATAATGGAAGTAGAATAAAAGATTATTGGAATATAAAATCTATAGCAGATGGAAGTGGATACTTAAAAACTAAAGATAGTGAGGATTATATTTATAGTACCCAAAAACCATCAAAATTACTTGAACGAATCATAAAAGCATCATCAAATGAAAACTCAATAGTAGCTGATTTCTTTGGTGGTAGTGGAACAACTATAGCAGTAGCTAAAAAGTTAGGTCGTAGAGGTATATATTGTGACCAAAATCAAGTAGCTTATAATATAGCTAAAAAAAGGATTGAGGAAAGTTAGATGTGACTATTTTCTAGCCACTTTTTTCTTATTTTTTTTAATCTTGGCTACAGCTATATTCCAAGCTTGTTCGGAAGATATTCCTGTAAAATGTTCACCTCTTAGGTGAATAACTTTCGCGTAGTTCTCATAACCAATAATTATTCCAGATGGACTCACACGGTTTTTTAAATAACGCCTAAAAGCAGGTAAACCCATTCTAGCTATTTTCATAAGGAGTAGTTTAGGTATTTCTAAGTCTAAACCCTTTTCAATATTCTTTTTATTTTTCTTTAATATCATATCCATAATACCTTTTCTTAAAGCTGGTGGTATCCATGAGAAATTAATACCATATAGATATTTTCTACCCTCGGTTGATATAACAAAGCATAAAGGAGTTTTATCATAAGGATTTTTCTTATATTTAGCATTATAGGAAAATAGAATTAATGAACCCGGTTTAAAATCAGAAGCTTTAAGTTTTCTTGGTTTTTTATCTATGAGACCTTTCATCATTACATGGGATTCTTTTTGTTCGTCCGTCATTTTAAAAGCCATTTGTTTATCCTTTTAAGATTATTTATAAAGATTTTAATAATAGTTTAAGTTTATTTAGTTTATAATACATTATCTAAACAACTAAAGGATAAAAGATGAAATCAGAGAAGCAAAAAATTATAGATAATGTATTAAAAGATACTGACAACATTCAAAAGATGTCACAAACGCAGTTATCAATTAAGTGCTTACAATGGATTAAGAAACAAGGATATAATATTAAAGTTACTCTTGAACCATTAGATACAAATGTAGAATTCAAAGCAATAGTAACTACAAAAGATGGTATTTCAAAAACATTCTCTAGTAGTAATTGGAGATGTGTAATAGATTCTACTTTATATGTTATTGAAGATATTGAGGTTGATGATTTATTTGATAGGAATAGTAGATATTTTGCCAATAGTAACTAGATTGATTATATATAATTAAAAATAAAAGGATGTAATATGGAAATAATAAAAAGACCACTTCCCGAGTACGCACCTAGAGTTATTGTATCAGGAATAAAAATAGACATTAAAATATATGAGTTAATAGAGACCTATATATCAAAATTGGGTTATGATAAAACATATACTTATAATCAAAGAAATGATGTGTATACAATAGTTGCTGGTCATCTTTCGTTTCTTTCTTTGTCTTATGAGGGGATATATTATTGTGAAGATATGTTTTATAAAGACATCATTATATATTTGGATGAAATATTTCATAAAATAAAATATAAAGATAGTTAGAATGTTTTGTTCTCTCTTTTATAAATATTCCAAAAGAGAGAATAAAATGAACCCCATAAATGAATCAAAATATCTATACATAACACTTGACCCATATTATAGTGTTCAAGAATATAATACTTTCTTAACTGCTGCGAGAAATAATGGAGTTGTATATGAAGAATTTATTTACCTAAAACCTCCTCACAATAGATACCTTTATATTCAAGAAAAAGACCTCCCTAAATTTATTAATTATGATATAGCCTCTAGTTCTCAAAAGTCTTGGCTTATTTCTGTAGTAAAACCTAGATACCCAAATGAAGCTTATATACTACAAAGAAGAGGTGGTCAAGATGTTAGTTATTGGAACTATATACTCCCTAAAGATATAGTTAATATAAATTCAAATGAATATCTATGTATATTTAAAGCACAAGACCATTCAGAACTTAAAGAACTATCCGAAAAATTAGGTAATTCTATAATATATAGATGGGGTAAAGCTGAAAATAAAGGATATAATATTTTTATATGTACCAATAAATATATAAAAGGTTTTATATCTAGTTCTAAAATTTTATTAGAATACGATGGGAATATACCTAAAAACAAAGGCTATATAGAATATGATTTAAATTATAAAGTGCTTGTTAGAGAAAAACTTATGAATAAAACCTATGAATTAGAATATTATCAAAATGGTAAGAGATTTCCTTTGAAGAGTTATAGTTTTATTTAAGTTTTATTTGGGTATACCAAAAACAATTAAAGGAGAAATAAATGAAAAATAGATTTATTAGTATGAGTGAGTTTTTGTATGAGGAAGAAACTAAAGAGATATTAAAAAGTATCGACACAAATAATATATTAAAATGTTTATACAGACCTAATAGTTATATGTTTGAGAGATATTATAACTATATAAGAGAAAATAAATTAGATTACGAATTAGATATTTTTGAAATGGAAGTATTAAATACTGATATAGGTAATAGTGCAATAGTATATGACACAAAAGTATTATTAGACTATCCTTTACTAGAAGAAAAAGAATTAAATTCTCCTAAAAGAGGTGGAGCTAAGAAATTTTATGTATACACCAAAAATAATAAAGGTAATATTATTAAAGTTCAATTCGGAGATACTTCAGGATTAAAAGTTAAGATAGATAATGAAAAAGCACGAAAGAATTTTGCTAGTAGACATAATTGTAAGGATAAAACGGACAAAACTACAGCAGGTTATTGGAGTTGTAGACTTCCTAGATATGCTAAACAATTAGGACTAGATTATTCAGGAAGTAAAGATGCGTTTTGGTAAACCTTATGTAGAAACATATATAGATAAAGATTTATTTGTAAGAGAGTTTAAAGAGGAATATATAAATGATACTAAAGAATTGGTGTGGCATAGGGATAAAAGAGATAGACATATAAAGGTTTTAGAGAGTAATAATTGTTATTTACAATTAGATAATAAGTTACCTATGGGATTAACAAAAGGTTCTATATTTTATATAGATAAAATGGTTTATCATAGATTATTAGTTAAAAGAGGTTTTTATTTAAAAATAGAAATTAAAGAATTATAAAATCTACCTTAAGTTTACTAGCAAAGTGCTTCCCTTATAGTCTAGTTCACAAACTCTTATCTAAAGTCAAAACATTTGAACTCCTTTTTTATTGATATTTGTAAAAAGTATCTACGATTGAATATATTAATTTATAACTTTTAAAATTTTTTATTCTTTTCTTTATTATAAGAGTTTTTATTTACAAATTTTGATTATTATAAGTTTTTATTATATTTTAATTGTAGATGGTTTTAAGTTACTTTAAGTTTAATTGGGTATAATTACACTATATAAAAACAAAGGAATAAAATGAAATGTGAATATTGTAAAGAACAAGTAGACGACGGTAAGGTTTATAAGGGTATTATATTACATAATTCTTGTTATGACTTATATAAAAATAGAGAATTAGGTAAATCAAATGGTTTAAATTTTATTTGTCCTGAATGTGAAGGAACAGGTGAGGTATCGGAATTTATTGATGTTTATCCTAAAGGATTACCTGATAGTGGTCAATTTGATTCAATGACTTGGAAAAAATGTACTTGTAGAACTTGTGGTGGTAAAGGTTATACAAGAAACAAAAAGAGGGCAATAATAGGGATTGTAGGGTATAAATAAAGGAATTAAAAAAATGAAGATAGATGGTATGTTAGGTAAAATTAACAGTTTATGTTTAGGTTATACAAACAATATAGATAAACACACTAATAGGTTTTCTATATCACTATATAAAGATATATCAAAAAGAAATGTGTATAATCTTGATAAATTTTATGGTAATATTTATTATGAAGCTTTATGTAACGCTTATGATTTTATATTAGATAAGGAGAAAATAAAATAAATACAAAACAAATTGAAGAGATTAAACCTTATATAATTCCATTTCTTATAAAAAATAATTTACCATATACTAATCAATTTATAAGTGAGTTATCTGAAACTTTTATAAAAGCAACTCGTGAGCTTGTAAAAGATAGAAAAGATATAATAATAAATAAAAGAGTTTAAGCTTAGATTTATATTTATTTTAGTATAATTAGACATACTAAAATAAAGGAAATAAGATGAACACTAAAACAACATTTACAAAACTTATTGATAGTTTAGCAAACTATCTTGGCTATACTCGACTAGAGGATTATAATATATTGAAAGATAATATTAAAGTTCTTGAAGTTGATAATTCTAAGTTGAAAGAAAATTTGTCTATTTTAAGAATAGACAAGAATAACTTAAAATATGAGTTAAATAAACTAAAACCTAAAAGAAAAGGTATAGAAGTTCAACCAAAAACAAAAAAGTTCGACCAAGTCAAACTCAAAGCTTGGGCTATGAGAGTTAAAGAGGTGGGTAAATGTGATATATGTCACACTAAAGAAAAATTAACTGCACACCACTTATGGGACAAAGCTACCCATCCAACATTGGCTTATCAAGACTCAAATGGTGTATGTTTGTGCGAAGAACATCATAATAATTTTCATAAGATGTACACAAAGAAAAGCCAAACCTCACCTATATTATATGATAAATTTAAAATTATTACCCAAACAGATTATGATTTGGCTAAGAGATTTAAATAGTTGATATAATAATTAATAAGATTACTAAAGTGATTAGTTTTCTTGTTAATTTATTTTTTACTTCAAGACACTTCCCTTTTAAATTTTAATATAAGTTTTACTCATTTTACTATAGTTGATTAAAATAAAAAAGTATCTACGATTGAATATAATAATTTATATTTTTTAAAATTTTTAATTCTTTTTCTTTATTATAAGAGTTTTTATTTACAAATTTTAATTATTATAAGTTTTTGTTATAGATATAATCTTGTAGTTATTTAATTTCTACTATTCCAATTTTATATAGATATAATAATACTCATTCACACTTATAAACCACCTTTAAACCTCTTTAAATAACCTAACTCATACCTACTATCAAAATAGATTAATGAACTCTTAAATCATATACTATACCCATTTATAATAAAACCATCTAAGATTAAAACTATAACAAAAACTTATAATAATCAAAATTTGTAAATAAAAACTCTTATAATAAAGAAAAAATAAAAAATTTTAAAAAATATAAATTAATATATTCAATCGTAGATACTTTTTATTTTATCTTAAGTTTATTTGACTATAATTATAATATTAAAACACAAAGGATATAGAATGATAGAAGTAAATAGTAAGATAACAGCTGAGTCGGTACTTAGAATAGTAGAGGACTACTTAGTTAATAACGGTTATGATGTGAGTGAATTAAAACCTACAACTAAAGAGGTAGTTATAGGTCAAGGAATTAGCGAATCATATAGTTATGAATTTGATGGGATAAAGTGTAAGCTATCACTAAAGGATATAAAATGATTAAAGAATTTGTTGAGGTTTGCGATGAGTTATACTTTTTAATGGAAAATGGTAATTATATTGTTATCACAAATGATGGTATAAGTAGTCATTTAAATAAAAGTTCTTATCTAATGGCTTTAAAAGATGGAGATATTGGTCACTATTTTAATTATCTACCTAAAAATAATAATAAATATTTTTTAGAGGTATTGAACTCAAATAATATTGAAAGTTATGTGATTGAGCTTTTAAATGAAAAGTTAATTGGTTGGAATGAAAGAAGGGGAGTGAAATGACTAGAGATATTTTGATTTTAGGGATTAAGAAAAAGTTAATTAAGTATTTTTGTGATGTTGAGATTAATTCTATCGATTTTAGTAATATGAATGATGTTGATTTATTAAGGTTAAGATTTGATACAATCTATTTTGATAAATATTTTAATTAGGTGACTGAATAATTAGGTTTAATGAACTCTTATTATATGGAGACTTTGGTTAGGGGTTCAAGATAAACCTAGTTATTTAACTAGGTTTATCTACTTATTTATCACATATTGGACAGAATAGGTGTCTCTTACCTAAGTTCAATACATAAGAAAATTCTCTATTACAATTAGAACATTTAATCGTAAGTCTTTCTCTACGAATATCTTCTGAAAATACATCACCTTTTACAACACTAACATAAGAAGGTTTATCTTCTAACATTCTTAAACCTCTTTTCTTAGAAGCTCTTTTTTGCTTTAAACTTTTAGTACAATCTAAACACTCATTTGTTAATTGTTTAACTGGTTTACCACAAGATTTACAAAGAGTATTAATATCTTCTTTATTAATATATTTTCTTATAACAAAAGACAATTTAACACCTTTATTAAATTCTTCTTTTGCTTCATCACATAAAGAATCCACTATCATTTTATTATATTTTTCTCTTGGTTTTGGTAAAGCTCCTTTTATACATAATTCATATAATTTTTCTACTGTATATTCAGTTTTTTTGGTAGCCTCTATCCATTGTTCTAATAATTCAGGATATGTTTTAGCTATTGTAGGTTTACCATAAAATTTATTATTGGATTTATAAAATTCTATAAAAGGAGTAATATCTGTTTTTAATTCTTCTAAATTATCTATATAGAATCTATAAACTGAATCAATGTAGTATCTTTTTGAATGTTTTAAATCTAAATCCATAATAAGAAACTCTTCCAATTCTTTTGGAAATCTTTTTACATAATAACCTGTAGTTTTAAATTTTACATCTTTGAAGAATAAATCCTCGTGTGGTATTTTTGGAGTTGTATATTTCATTTATAACCTTAAATTTTAATTAAGATATTTGAGTTACTAGGCTCAAAAAATCTTTTATATCCAATAAGTTGAGCCTAGTAAAGTTTCTTATTGGATATAAAAGATTTTTTATCTTTATAATTATAGTGTATAGTTACTTAAAATATACACTTTCTTATTAAATTAGAGCCAAAAGACTCTAATTTATTTTGTTATGCTAATACCGATGTAGAATCAAATATAACATCAAATGTTCTACCAAAGATACCAACACCATTATCTTGGTTTAGTGGGTTTTCAATCAAACCGTATCTTGAACTCAATATAATAGCAGGTTGTCCTGTATCAGGATGAGTTACTCTAGTAAATGAGATGCCTTTGTAAGGTGAGTAGTAGCCTATAGATGCCCTATTATCTCCCTTATAAAGCACTGTAACATACTCTCTATCAGTAAAGTTATCAAGGATTACTTCCATTCCACCAAATGTTCCAACAACACTTGCTCCAGCTACATTTGTACTCAACATAGAATCATTCTCAATAGCTTTAAATCCTCTCAATTGTTCAAGAACTGTAACAACTCTTGGTGTAGCCAATATAATATTTGCTGAACCCATTCTTGTCAATTTTCCAACTTCTCTAGCTTCATTTTGGATTTTAACTCCGATATGAGCCATTGATTCCATCTCAAATCTTGTAGAACCACTTGCACCTGCACCGTTTGCTATTGTAAAGTCACTAGATGGTGCCGCCCATGAGTTTACTGAATCAATAACTTCTCTATCAAGCTCGTTAAGAACCTCAGAACTCATCATATTCATTAACTCTTCATCAGCATTAAGACCATAAGTATCTTTCAAGTTTTGGTACATTTCAACAGTATATTCAGCTTTCAATTTTCTTGATTTAGCCTCAATAAGAGTTTGTGTAACAGTGAACCCGATTTCTTTCATATCATACCCAAGAATTTCAGCTTGTGTGGTTGGAAGTGAACCTGTGTAACCTTTTAGAATTTTCTTAAAAGTAAGTTGATTTGAATATGTATTAGCAATAACTAAAGCACCAATTTGAGCAGGTACAGCCGCATTATCATAAACAATTCCACCTGCACTAAATACTGCAGTATCAATCAATAGTAAATCACCCTCTACATATATTACAGTTGCAAGATTTGTATCAGGAACATTATCACTAGAGATAACATCACCTTTTACAAGTGTATGACCAGTAATTTCTATAATTTGCGAACTAACACCAGGGTCAATTCTTCCACCAAGTCTATCATTAGCGTCTGCCCCAAAACCTGTATATTTGAAGATTAGAGTATTAATGTAACCTGTTTGTTGTGACATTGGTTGAACACCCAAAAGTCTATTCGCTATAAGAGCTGGTTGAATTCTACGAGTCATCGGCATAAATATTGGTGTAAATACAGCAACATCTGATGTAGAGGTATCCTCATAAAGTCTAGCTATTTCTTTTTTAGTATTTTCCAATACTATAGCTTGTGTTCCTAAGTTATCTTCTTGAATAGCAGGAAATCTTTCAGACTCCAAAAGCCCTACAATATCCTCACCGTAAGTATGCTTCATACTCTCTCTTACTTTTTCGTTTATCATTGTTTTCATTTAATTCTCCTTGTTTAATTTATATTATTTATATAATTTATTTTAGTCCATTTAGGACAATCTACCAAAGGTGTCTACCCATCATAATATCGTCTTTAGATGCTTGTATATTCTCTTTAACAATCTTAGTTTCTCTAACTTCTTTCACCCTTTTAATTTCTCTAGGAGCATCTTCCGAAAGTGATTCAGCAATATCATCAAGAGCATCGATAAAAGTTTGAGGTTCATTTGGATTAAATTTAACAAAACTCGAAAGTCTCTCAAATCTCTCTTTTTTCATATCGGACATACCCTCTGTAATTTGTCTTTTAAGACCCGTAACTAGATATTTATTAGCCTTATTTTCAAGTTCTAAATTCTCAGAAACTAATGAATCAATTTTAGATTCTAAACTACCCACAGTATCGTGTAAGTCACTTGATTCATCTACTCTTTTTTTAGTATCAGCTATATCCATAAACTCTACACCTGCTGTTTCTAATACAGCTCCAAAACCATCTAATACAGCTTTATAATTTTGTTTATCAGCCGATTCTTGCATAGTTTCTAAATTAGTATCAACAAAATCATCAACAACTTTGTCAAGATATTTCTCTAACATTTGAGTTAAAGCTTCTGTTTTTTCACTCATAAAAGCATCCACAAGAGTAGTATATTCTTCACTCTTAGCTTCTGCTAATTCAAGAGCTTTTATATTTATTGATTTCTCAATAGCTTCGGTCAATTGTGACTTAATTGAATCATCAATCTTAGCCTCGTTTAATATTTGTTCTAACATTTTATTTTACCTCCAATTTTTTATAACTTAAATTTTCAAACTATTTCATATAAGTTATTATTATTTATATAAGTTTTTAGGCTTATAAAGTTCCAATTTTTATTAATCTATACTTATTTATATAAATTATTTTCCATTATATTCCCTAAGCTTTTTAGCTAATTCTTTATATCCAATGGTTTTATCATTTTTTAGAGCTTGTGACTCCAAATAAATTTCATAATCCTTGACATATCCATCATATTCTCTAATCATATCTACAAATTGAGACAAAACATCCTCTTTCATATCTAAACTAAGGTCACATAATTTTTCAGCACCTTTAGAATTTAGGATTGATTTCAATGCTTGGACATACACATAATCACCTGAAAACTCGTCTAAAGTAGTTTCATCAATCTTCTCAACTTTCTTAGGAATTTCTAAAGAACATTCTGAAATACATCCAGATTCATCTAGCTTGAACTCTTTATTAGTAGCCATTCCATTAAGAAATTGGTAACCCTCTTGAAGACCTGTTAGCATAGCATTATAATCAGAAGGCATAGAGACAACATCATAGGTTATTAGCTTAAAATCCTCTACAATACCATCTTCATTTACAGAACCTAATCCTCTTGAAGATACTCCAATTTTCATACCCTCTTTTATAAAACCTTTTAGTTTATTTGTAAGATGAGTATTATCATTTAGTATTTTAGCCTTACCCCATACATTACCATCTTCGTTGATTTTTAATTCAACAATTCTAATAACTGTATTGGCTATATTAATATCGGTACTAGGTGGATGTTCATTTTCACCTAATGAATTAACAGTTCTTTCTAAAATTTCCTTTTGATATTCCTTAACTTCTCTTTCCCAAAGACTCCTAGGGTAAATTCTACCATTTCGGTTTTTTACCTCAGGTGTTGAGAAAATTCCTTGAATATAGTAATTTCTTTCTGACATTCCTATAGCTTCATTCATCTCATCTTGAATAACGGTTTCAAGAATGAGAGGATTTTCTATTATTAATTTCATGATTAAACTCCTTAGTCTTTACACTTTAAAATATCTTCTATCTTCTTCTTTAGCTCTTTATCATTAGTTTCTGTTTCTAAATAATGACTACTAAACCAAACAGTATTTTTATTATCGTCTTGATATTCTTTCATCCCATCTTTATTTGTTACTAACGAGAATCCCAATTTCTTTAGTTCCCTATCAGCTAATTTATTTTCCAATATTGTATAAGCTAATTCATCCTCATTCAACTTCCTAGAAATATCACCTTCAGGTACATCTCTTACTAATTTAGATTTGGTTTCTATATCATAAAAATATACTTTCTCACCTCTAATATTATCATCTTTAAAAGATTTAGATATAATACCTCTATCTTTATCACCTTGAACTCCATAAAATATAACTTCGTTTCCTACTTTAAATTTAGGTTTTTCATCCTCATTCAACTTCCTAGAAATATCTCTAAAAGCATCTTGAATACCTTTCATTCTAAATTCCCTATCAGCCATTTCTTGAACCTTTGGGTTATTTCTAAATTTGTCACTAAGACTTGTTGTAATTATTTTTGAAAAATCGCTAAATCTCTCTTCCTCAACAGCTGTTATAGCTTCTTGTAATTCTTTCATTCTTAAACTCCTTGTTTTATTTTATTTATATATTTTTTATTTCCACTCATCACCATCTTCCGAACTAGAATAAAATTGTTTATAAAAATCATCCTCCTTTTCTTTCTTAATTTGTTCTTGTAATTTTTCAATACCATCATCCGACATTCCTAAAACATCTTTAAAAATATATTCATAAGAAAAATATTTACCTGCCATATCCTCAATATCTCTAAAAAGATTAAGTGACTCCTGTAATTTTTCTCTCTCCATTCTTTCAAAGAATTTATTTTCAGAAACAAACTTTATTTTAGTATCTTTTACAATCGTATCCTCCCACTCTTTTTGAGTACATATTCCTTTGGCTACAGAATTTCTCTTTAGAAGTTCGTAAAATAATTCTAGGAATTGATTCCTTAACCTTGAAATAAAGTTGAAAAATTTTAACTCCTCTCTATCTATACTAGAACCAGTAAAATCAAATTCAGAATTAGAACCCTCATCATTTATTCTATTTGTGGGTACTTTTAAGGATGTATAAAGCTTTCTTTTGATATGTAGAATATCACCAAGTTCGCCTAGATTTCCTGTCTCATCAATAGTATCAACTTGTAAACCTCTTTCACCCCCTTGATTAGGCATCCAATAATCCTCTACAAGAGATGAGATATGTTGTTGATTAGATATAGTTCCAGTTTCAAGATTATAAAATTTCTTATATTTAAAACTTTCTTTAATCTTATTCATAGCTTCTTGTGCCTTATTCCCATTAAGTCTTCCTACATTCACATTAAAAAGTCGTCTTGAAACACTTCTTGTAAATCTCATAGGTACAAGAGCGTCCTCCAATGATTTTAGGATATTTGATGGTAGAATCGATTCATTTAGATTACCTAAAATAAGATTATCGGAATATATACCCGAATCCACTCTTATAATTTCATCTCTATCAAAACTAATATCTCCACCTTTTGTTGAGGTTGTATTTGTGTATCCACCTATATTAACAGTCTCTACATATTCCCAAACATCCTTATCTCTATTAAATCCAAAATTTAAAGGACTAAGAACTTTTATATCTTTAACACCTTTTTTTAAATCTTTATCGACAAATGGAGTATGAAGGATTAACTGACCATCTATATAAAATCTATTGAAAAGTGCATATATATTTTTATCTAAGTTTATTTGGTTATTAATATTTTTTAATTCTTGTATTAATTTTTTCTTAAGAGAATCCGAAGTATCACCTTTAAAGTCTAATTCAATAATTTCATCAGAACCCGGACTAAAAATAGCCTCATCAACTATAATAGAAACGGCATTCGCTACCTCAGGTTGATTTGATAATTTTCTATAAGTTTTTATAAGTCTAGTTTGCTCCTGAATATATGTATCTTTTGACATATTTCCATAATATGTAGTATCATAACTATCAAAAAAGCCAGTAGGAATATTATCTTCTACATGTATTTCAACTTTATCTACATCAGGTTCAGAGGATAGTTCCTCTTTCTTTGGTTTATTAAATAGAGCTTTTTTTAAAGATTCTGTAATTGAACTCATTTTATAAATTCCTTTTTTATTATTTATAAATAAAATAAAACAAGGAGAGTAAAAGATGTATAAATGTATAGAGGAATTTAAGGCAGTGGTAAATGGACAAGCTTCATTAATAAAAGTAGGTGCTATGTATAATGATGATGTAGAGGTTGTTTTAAAAAATAAAAGCAAATTTAAAAAAATAGAATTATTGATTGAAGAACCTGTTAGTGAATTAGAAGTTGTAGTTGAGGATACTGAAACTGTTGAAGACGAGCCAAAAGTTCGTAGAGGTAGAAGAAAAAGTAAATAATGTAAAAGGTTTTGTATTTAAAGTTAGTTTAAGTTTATTAGACTATAATTAGGTACATTTAAATAAAAGAAAACAGGGAGTACACAAAATGAGAAAAAGATTAAATGAGGGTTTTAGTGATTTTATAGAGAGGGAATTAAATGAGAGAAAAGTATATGATATTAGAAACTATAAATTTAAAAGAGGTGATGAACTTAGACTTCTCACCAAACCTGATGGAACTAGTAGTGCTAGGTATAAATTAACAGTAGGTAAATGGTATAGAATTATGGATGTTATAGGTAGTAATTTTGTATTTGAAGCTGATGATGGATTTATAGCTTCTCTAAGTATGGATAGATTCTTAAACTTAGAGGATAAAGAAAAGTTAGACTCTAAATAAGGAATGTACTTAAACTATAAAAGACCCGAGAGGGTCTATATTAATATTCTACACCCACAAAAACCCAGGTATCCTATCATAATTAACTACATAAGGTTCATCAATCTTACTATCACAATCTTCATTATCACAAATAAAATCATATTCAAGAACCAATTTATCAGTCATCTTTTCATACTCTTGAAAAAAGTACATAGAAACATCCGACGGCATATCTTGAAAAAACTTATCAACAATTTTTATATTTTTAACCTCGTGAACTTCACCATTATATTCAATACTCTTAATATGCAAGAAAAAATCATTAAATACATATTTTATAGCACCATTAGATGGAATTAAAATATCTTTATCTTTATTACTCTTAATTTCTCCAATAGTTATCTTTATATCGTCCTTTTCGATAACATCCCATTTAGATTCTTTAAATTCTTTTATAATATCATCTAATTTTAATTTAACTTTTTTCTTATTTTTACATATAGGACATTCTATTTCATCCTCAAAAGTTTCTCCAATCCCCTTTTTTCTCATATCAATTAAAAGTAATCTTTGTTCATTTTGGGAAAGAACTATATTTTTTTCATCCACACAAGGTTTAATAAGTGAATCAAAAATCATCTTATCGGTTACATCAGTTTCTTTTGATTTTTCCAAAGCTATTAGATAATCTCTTTGATGTTTACCTGTCCATTTGATATAATTAACCTCTTTTGAGCCTATTTTGATATTGAACTTTTCTTTTTTTTGTATATACTTTAACATTTAATTCCTTTTTATTTTATTTATATAATTTAAAATATTATTGTCCAACTGACATATATCTCACTAGTTTCATCTTTGGCAATTACTGATAGGGTCTTTTGACTAAACAATAGATTGTCAGCATATAATCCTGCTTCTGTATAACCAATTGCATTAGAACCGTCAATAGGATTTCCTGCTTCTGCTGGTATAGTTATCTCAAATTTAACACTTCTTTCAAAAATTGTTCTAGTAACTGAGCAAAGACTTGTAACACCCGAACCTTGCATCTCCCCAACAGCTAGAGCATCTGTTTCTATATCATTACTAGAGACTGTATCAAAATCTATTTGATATGTATAATCAGAACTCTCCTCTGAAAATAATTCAGTTCTTGTTGAATCAAAACCGTAAGAACCAACAGGTTTAAATGTAAGTACATCAGTCCCTATATGACCTTTAGTACCAAGTACAAATTTATTGATAGGATTTCCTAAAGAATATCCACCGACTAAATTAGCCATATTTTCTCTAGCTGTATCCATAATTAAATTCTTTTCTTCAAATACTTCAATAGTTCCATCATTTTTTCTTAATTCTATTCTAAAATGACCGACTATATCATTTGTATTATCTTCTAAGTTCATTATAATTCCTTTTGTTAATATTTATAAATAATATAAAAGGTTTTGTATTTAAAGTTAGTTTAAGTTTATTAGACTATAATTAGGTACATTTAAAGAAATTAAAAATTAAGGAGTTATAAATGAGTAATAAGTTAAATGAGGGTTTTGTTAAATTTATGGAGAGTGAATTATCTGAGAGTGATAACATCACAAGAATGGAAAATTCTAATATGAAGAGAATTTTAAAAAAGTTTGTTAAGGGTAAAAAATTACCTGAAGGTACTGAACTTGTATTTTATGATGGTATTGATGAAGATATAGTCTATGATGATTATGGAAGAAATCCAAAAAAGTATAAGGTTTATGAAAAACCATCTTATTCAATTAATAGAGGTAGTACTAAGTTATTCGTAATTGAGGTTAGTGATAGAGGTAATAATTATATAGATGTTTTTGGAGATTATAATGTGGATACCACCGATAATTGGGACGATGTTATTAGTATAGGTATGAATTTCTACGAGAATGGATACTAGAAAGAGTATAAAAATTTAATAAATAACAAAAGGAATATCTAAGCCTTCCTTTTGTTAATATTTATAAAAATCATCAACACTATCATATTTAGACTCTATACCTAAAGCATTAATCTCATCATATTTTATATCTCTAACCAAAGCACCTATATTATTATCAATTTGTAAAACACCTCCAATATAAACACCCATTATAAAATCCTCTCTAGCTGAATACTCATCATTTCCTATATTTCCATCTATGTAATCTTGTAAAAGTGTTGGAGAACTTATTAAGTCCAAATCTGTTTGGTAATCAGGTGCAAAGTAGTGTTCCATTCTACCAACAATACTAGGAAGGTTATTATTATCTAATGTTGAGTTATACCCTGTATCAAATCTATGTAATATATGTTTTTTATTCTCATCATCATATACACCATCTTCATCATAAATCATATTATCGTCATAAACACCTAATTGTCCACTACTTTCATATACTATATTTTCATCATCATAAGAATTATCTGGGTCATCATATCTTATATTTTCAGTATTTTCACAATAAGCATAGTAAGATTCTATAGATTCATTATAATCGTATAAAGGATTGTCTATAGAATCGTATGTAGTACAAACTAGAGGTATATTATACATAGTTAATCTTGACCAATATTCATAGGTATTTTTTAGTTTTTTATTAGTGAATTCCGAATCATCCGTGATAACTATATATGTATATGTACGATTGAATATAAGCTCACAATCAGTATATTCCTCTACAAATTTTCCGTCATAGTCTAAGGCATTCTCAAAAATATTAGCTGGTGTTATTAAGTTATAATCATATAATCTATCATCATAAATATTGGTATTATTCAAAGGTATATTAGATATGTACCATTTATTAGGTAAATCATCCTTAATTTTAAATTTAACAATTAAATCAGTAATATCTTGTACTCTATATAGTTGGAATCTAATAAGCTCTATAGCGTCCATTTCATTACTAAACATAAAAATCTCATATTCACCCATTCCATCCTCTATCTCTATTTCAGAAATTCTTAGATACTCTATATCTAATCCTACTGTTTTTTTGAGTTGCTTATCGAATTTATATAAAGAACCATTATAATCTTTAACTAATCTAAAACCATCCTCTATTGCAAGAGGTACAAAAGGGTTAATGGCGTTAAAATCTAATACGACTCTATTGGTAGAATCTACGATACTTGTTATTTCTTCATAATTTGAAAGTACACCGAAATTAGTTTCGTCTATTGGGGTTTGAATAATACCACTTTCAGAATAACAATTGGTAAAAAGGTCTCCTATCTCTTCGGTAACATCTAAATTAAAATAATCCTCAAAACTAGTTTCTATAAATTTAATAAAAGAATATATAAAACCTAAAGGATGAGCAAGAGGTATTAAAGTTTCCTCAACAACCTCTTTATATAAGGCTGTTTTAATTGTATAATGATATGGTAAATTTGGGTCTATATTTGAACCCTCTATAATATCTATAAAATTTGTATTATCTATCTCTTGAAGATTAACCTTATTTATAATATCGTGTATGAAATAAAAAGCTTTTTTTCTACCTTTAGATGTTTTGTATTCTCGTGATGAATCTATATATTCTTGATTTATAGTATCCTCTAATTGATACCCTAACTTTACCTCATCAGTTATTCCATAATAACTATAAACCTCTTTAAGCTTGTTGTAAATATCTTCTGATTCTTGTGCCTGTTCAAAGACATTATACACCTCATTTAAGTGTATCTTGAAAAGTTCTTCCTTGATTTTACTGTAATTTTCATTAAGAGTTGTATTATATTTGTCTATAAGAAAATCAATATCTAGTAAATCTATAGGATTTAGAGTAAGTTTATTTAGTTCTTTACTACCCTCTGTATAGATTTCCATAGATTTAGCTATATTATCAATATCTTTAAAATTTTCGGGTATTAAAGTTTCATCCATATTTATACTCCTTTTTAGAGATATTTATAAAACTTTAAGTTTAAGTGGATATAATTAGATATATTAAAAGATAAAGGAAATTTATGAGAAACTCTATACATAAAAGTGTTAAATATTTTACAATTGAAATGCAACATAAAACATTAATTGTGAATAAATCAATTCATTCATATAAAGGAAGATATGAAGATTCTTTGACATCAAGGGATATGGACTTATTGAAAGGTGACTATAAGGATATTGTTAAATTATCTATAAGGTACGGATTATTAAGTTTTGGTAATAGTTCAATAGTTGTTAATTTTAAAGATTGGAGAGATAGAGATTACTATATACTAATCACAAGGCAAGATAATATATTAACTATTATATCAACTCTTAGATTAACTAACGGAAAAGTGGGATATTTAGATATAAGGAATAGAATAAACATATCAAAACATTATATTTTACAAGATACTTATAATCATAAAGTCATAAGATTATCTAATAGTAATGGTTTATCAATAAAAAGAAGTAATGTAACATTACCAAAAGTTAGAAAAGTTAAAAAGAGTAACCCAAAAATAGATATTAAACCTGAAGCCATGGATATGACCGTAGATGAATTTTGGGATTACTCAAATGAAATCGAATAAGTTTATTAGAGAAAGATAGAGAAAGTTAGATAAACCTAACCTCTCTTAATCTATTGAAAACATTCCTTAAACTCTCAATATTGTCACCTTTTGGATTTATAGACAATTCTTTAGATGACATAAAAGAATCTCTTGGTAGTGGTAACTCTCTTACATATTCTATAGTTATGTCAAGAGGGTCTATATCGTATTTCTCTTGATTTATATAACCAAACGGAATAGGTGTAGTAAAATATTCATTAGTTTTATATGAATCTAAAACACTTGTGTTAAAAGAACCATCCAATAAATTTGTACTTAATTCTATATCTATTAATCGTCTTGGAATCCAATCATCTAATGGAGTCCCTACATTATCAGAATAATCTCCAACTTCATCAGGGACTCCTCCAATATCAAACCTAATCCATTCACCAAAATTATTCACATATCCATTTTTTAATATAGGGTCTTCAAGAACCAAATCACCAGAACTAACCAAATATCTTTGCTCATAATTATCTTGATTTAGATATTTATCCACAAATATCTTAAGAATTATAATCTTTTTCTTAGGGTATATATTATACTCACCCACTACAAACTCTTCTACAATACTATTCCTATTTTCGGTATACATTATAGGTAATTTTATATAACTAGAGTTTGAAATTGGATTATAGTTTGATGTTTCCAGTCCTCCTACATATATTCTATCATTCACTTTTAGAAAATCGTTTGTATTAATATTTGTTAAATTTTCATATATTAAATTACCATAAGTTATTGAACCATCTAACTCTATTATATTATCCTCAAACAATCCGTCTAAAGGTAGTGATATAGGCATTTCAAACACAAAGGTATCCTTATAACCGTTATAAGGAGTATCATCTAAATAATTCATACTATAGTTGGTAAAAACTCCTCTATCGGGGTCGTCTATATAATCAAACAACTCCACACTAAAATCTACATTCATTTCAAAACCAAAATCATCACCTAGAACCGAATCTATATATTTTGTTGTTGTTGAGTTGAAGAAGTTTGAGTTATATGTCTCTATATTAGTATAGAAATAATCCTTTATCTTATTAAACATCTCATCATTTATCTCCTCAGTACTCTTAAAGAAAGTTTTCTTAAGAATCCTTATATCTAACTTAAAATCTAAATAAATAGTTTTAACATAATCCAATTGTAGTGTCATTACTTTATATTTATCTATAATATTAAATAATACCTCAGCTTCTGTACTTGCATCATAGTCTATATAACTATCTTTACCTGTTATTTGATAATATGTAGGGTAGAATAAATCTGTGTTAGTAGATGTTAATATATACTCATTATTAATTAGAACAAAATCACTAGGTTTAGATGTTGGTATAGCCGTTATATATATATGACCGGGTACAGGTGTAGGTACTATATCCTCTCCACCCCAAATTTCAGTATCCCCTATAAATGGCTGAGAATTTACTATTGTTAAATAATCATTTTTGGTAACGGCTCTTGATGCTGTATTGTTAAATAATAAAGCATTATCTTTTATATCTTGTGTGGATTCTTTATCAGACCCCTCTATATAGACAATATTAGGGATATTTAAATCCTCATCATACATTGTTCCAATAAAATCAGTATTATCAATAGGTTCTATTATATCATTAGTAAATCCATTTGAACCACTTGAATATATCATATTCAATTTAATAGTTGAACCTAACCCTAAAGCCGTTCCTGTTCCTGCATATCTAGTATAGATATTTACATAATTTTCGTAATTTAAGTCAGATAGTATAATAAAAGTCTTATCCTCTTCTAGTTTTTTCTCAGGTAACAAAAGCTCTCTTTTAGTCCAAACCTCATCAGTCACTAAAGAACCATCATCTATAGTTCTTGTTACAAACATCTCAATACCATTATTTTCAATAGTATCAGCATCTATCATAAAATATCCCGAATCTTCCATATCATTATTAATAATAAAAGTTTGATTTGGATACAAAGGTTCTGATAAATCATCCACATCACTATATCTTCTTAATTCACCCTCTTTCACAACTATCTCTATTGTGTTTTTTAGTTCTGTGTTATTTATAGAAGCAAAACAAGTACTCTCGTCGAATACAACACCATTTGAAAACCTAGTCCTTCTATAAGGAGATTCTATAGCTTCATTCAATTGCAAAGGGTCTTCAAAAATTCCATTATTTTCTATACTAACATATAAATTATTAGTACCTGATATATCAAAGGTTAATATGGATGTTTCGGGGTCAAAAGAATTTGCATAAAAACCTTCCCAATTAGTCTCATTATCTAAATATTCACCTCTTAAATCACTAAAGAAAAACTTTTTATCTAAGAATCCATCACCTCCAATATCATATTCATAAGTCACTGTTATTGGTTCACCTGCAAGTGTATTGTTATTATATGTATAGGATATGTTAATATCATCAACATTTGTATAATCCTCTATATATTTAAAATCAATATCTACATTTAATCCATCATATTGTGTATCAGGTGCATTAAATTCATCTAAAATTGTTATAACTCCATCGGTAGTCCAACTAAAATTACTTATAAGAGTTGATGAGGTACTTCTAATAATAACATAAAGAACTATATCTATATTATCTTGTGTTAATTGGATAGTAGAACCACTTACAATTTTAGATTCAGTATCTTGATATGATTGTTGTAATATAGAGATTGTATTACCTATAAAACTTAAATCGTTCGTAGATATATCTATATTATTTGAACCTTTTACTAATTGTACCCCTGTTAATTCTATAATATTGTGAGTAGTATCTATATTAGCATTAAAATCTACATCAGTGGATATATCGGTATTTGGATGGTTTTCTATAATAGATAATTGACCTGTTGGTATACTAGCATTATAATCACCTTCATTATATTCTACACTAAGTAAATCTATACTCTCTGATGAGGAGTCCACTACTATAGATTTTATATATTTGATTGGATTTGCTACATCAGTATCAAACTTAAATATAGAACCATTTTGATTTAGTGCTTTATTTTCAATAACTTCCGTAAATATAGGAAAATCTCCGGGTGTATCCGTTGTAATTTGTATCTTAAATTCATTTCCATCAGTAGAGGTAATATAAGAATCAATTTCACCGACTTTTTGAAGATTTCTATATCCTCCTGAATATGTTCCATCGTGTGTATAGATTTCTTTTGGAAGTGTAGAAAATATAGGTAAATCCTCATCATCTAATGTTTTTATTAACAATTTGTTAGAAGTTCCAATCTCTTTGCTATATATATAACAAACCTGACCATCTTCTGTAACTATATTAGATTCTTCTAAAATATTATCAATATAGGTATTATCTAAGCTATTATTAAATTCGTTAGAAAGTAGCTTAATATAAGCATAGTTTCCATATACATTTGTGATAGAGTCCCCCATATAGATATAATTATTTCCATTAGATGAAAATTGTTGGTATTTATTTAATGTAATTTCACCATATTTATTAGTCAATAGTTTAATTTTATATTGATACGATTGCATTCTTTTACTAATATATCCTTTATCTCTTGCGTGTTTTAGAACATTAGCTCTGTCAGTGGCTTGTGTTAAAAACATCTCATTTAATCCAAAAGTAAAGTTTAAGTTAGGGTATAAAGTAGCATAACTAAGAAGATTTATTAATTGTGAAATATTAGAACCCTCTTGTATAGCGTCAGTATATCCTAATCCTACAGCCTTTGTTTTTAAATCTTCTTTAATTGTATCCAATTGATACGGTACTATTGTTAGCATATTAATATCCTCTTTTTAATTTATTTATAAAAATCATCTAACAAAACTATATAGTAAAGTATTCTCAACATCTCTATCAACTTTTATAAAATATATAATCTCTACATCTAATCTATTATAATCTATATCTTCTTTAACTATAATATCCTTAATTGTTACTCTAGTTTCCCATCTTTCAAGGGCATATCTTACCTCTACTTTTATCATTTCTGTAGTCAAGGGGTCAAGTGGTTGAAACAAATACTTAACAACAGCAGAACCAAATTCAGGATGACCCGGTACAGACCCAACTTCGGTGGTTAATATATTTACTACACTATTTTTTATAGCACTTTCACCGGATACATTAGTTTGATTAATGTTAGAATTAATATCAATATATTCCATAAATTTACCTCTACTTTTAAGATTATTTATAAAACTTTAAGGTTTAGTTGGTTATAATTATAAGAATAAAATAATAAAGGAAATAAAATGGTAGAGTTTGATTTAGATACAATTATCAATAAGAAAATAGGTATTCATTGCGAAACTAAAGAGGAAGCTAAAGAATTGGAGGTTTTATTATCATCCTTATACAAAGATATAAAAATAGATACTAGTCTTGAAGAAAAATGGTTAGTTAATGAAGATTGTGGTATGTTTTATATAGTACATAGAACTGTATGTAATGCACATATTGATTACTATAAAGATAGAAGTCTCGATGTTGTTCAATTTAAAGATATTAAGAGAAAATACGATTTAGATTTGGATAATAAAATGGTAGAATTTGATTTAGATTCGCTTAGTGGTAATATAGCTGTACATTGTGATACCCAAGAAAAATATAGAGAATTATTGAAGTGGATTAATTCTAATGTTTTTAATATACAATTGGATAGTTTTTTATATAAACATAAAGAGAATACTTGTATTTTAATATATGATGATATACATAGTGAATATATTGTTGATGATAATAAAGATAGATTTATAAGAGATAAATATAAAGTTATCTCCTATAAAGAAGCTTTACTAAAACCAACTAAAGAAGTAAATTTGGTAGAGTTTAATAAAGATTTGCTACTGAGTGATGTAGCTGTACATTGTGATACTGAGGAAAAATATAGAGAATTGTTAAGATGGTTGAATAATAATATTTTAAAAATACCGTTAGATAAATTTTTATATATGCACGATGACAAAACTTGTCTTGATATATCAAATGATGGCTATAATAACTATACAGTTTATGATAGTACATTAGATTTTTTAGTATCAGGTGATTTTAAAGTTATCTCTTATGAGGAAGCTTTACTAAAACCAACTAAAAAACCTGTCAAACAAGGTGATATAGTTCTAGCTAAAAGAGATGATGGCTTTGAGACACAAGCTATATATTATGGTGAAATTAATGGTAAATATGCTGTAGATTTTAATGGAACTTCTTGTATGATAGTAGATAGTGTTGAGATATTACCAACATATACCAAAACAGAAGCTAAACAAAAGGTTTCTGAATTATTTACAAATCCTAAGAATGTATCTTCTGATAAGGTTAGAAAAATTATAGATAGGATTTCACTATGAGTTCATATAATACTAAAGAAATAGAATCAACTAGAGAGAAGATTAAAGAAAATTATGAGCAAATTGAAGAACATAAAGAAAGGATTTATGAAATAGATAATTTATTAATGGATAAGAATCACAATAACAAACATTTAGATGAACTAAAGATGAGATATAAATTTCATAATGACCAAATAGAAAATCTAAAGACATCTATATTTGATTTGGAAGAGTATATTGATAGAATAAAAGATTAAATTATGGAGATATTTACCAATATAAATGGAATGAGATACTATACTCATGATAGCATTGATGGTGGATATTTATCAAGAGTTGAATATAAAAATGATACAGCTGTTGGATACATTAATAAAACTATAACAGGAGCTAAATTATCAGCATTAGGTGTACTTAAGAAATATTTAGAAAACAACAAAGGATTAAATTATGAATTTAAAAGACGAAAACGAACTAATAAGACTGTATGAAATTAGAAATTCTATATACATAGAGATACATAAATTAAAGGAATTATATAGTACATATAATTCACACCAATATAGAGAATATTCAAGAGCGATTAATTATACTGAACTTAAAAAAGAGTTCAATAAATTATGTAACAAGTATAAAAATATAGAGGATAGTATATTCAACATAAAACAAATATATAACCTTAAAACCAAATCAAGGCTATATAAAATACCTAGTTTAGGTTAGGCTCTCAGCTAATAACACAGGATTTTTATCATCATCAACATCTTGTGTTAAGCTTTTGAGTTTATCTAAAACTTTACCTCTTTGCTCCAAATATCTAAAATATTCTACCTCAATTCTATTAAGTTTTTCTTTTTTAGATTGAGTAGGATTTTCAAAGAATTTAGTAAGTTTTATCTTACCATCATTAATATTAATAGGTAAAATAAAATCCTCTTCATAATTAGTCCAAAGAAACGAATCATTTATCAAAGATTTTTCATCAAATTTACAATAAGTCATTAGAATATTATAAGCTTCTTTTTGTTCAATATATCCTTGTATAAATTTAGTTTTAATTATAAAATGATTTAATCTATCTAATAGCCCAAATACTTCTATATAGAAAGAATTAGTAATAAGAGGTGAAAGTGTATCTAAAAAACTAAATACCTCATCAACTGATTTTTCGGGGTCATTTAGAAAAGTTTCCATTTCTTGATTAATATATTCAGAAGCTATATCGGATAGTTCAGCAGGATTTGATGTATCAATATTAGATAAAGTCTCAACCTTAATATTTTGAGGAATTAAAATTTCGGCAAGTACCAAAGGGATTTTTATAATATTAGGTTTTATAATTCTTTCCAAAAATGTAGCAGTTTCAAGAGAATTAATATCATAGGTTTTTGTATTTGTTGGTAAAGGTTGAGTTAATAATTCATCTAATTTATTTGCTATAATATCGGAGAGTTCTTTAGCAGAATAAAACTTAGACCTTACATCAAGAATTTTTCTATTATATTCCGTTAGTTTTTTATCACAAGCTATTTTAGTACCAAAATCTCTATATTTTTGAAAATTACTCATTTATGAACCTTTTTATTGATATTTATATAAAATTAATAATGGTTTAAGTTTATTTGGCTATAATTAGAGTAATAAAAGAGAGAAACAAAATTTAAACTCTCTTATAAAAGGATTTAAAATGGTAAAACTAAATAAAATATTCTATGTATATAATAGTGATAAAGAGTTGGACGAATACTATAGAGATGGTTGTTATGGAGTATTTGATTTTGTTAACTGTAATGCTCTTAAACTTACTAAAAAAGTAAATGATAGAAAGTACATATATACCAACCTAAATAACGAGAGATTTTCCGTAATAGTCAATAGAGATAATACAATTGAAAATATATACTACTACGGTACAACTACTATTTTTAATAAAGGACTATATGATAACCTAGAAGATATTGATGATATTGTGGAATACTATTCTTATAAAATAGAATCAAAAAGAATAGAAGTAGATAAAACAATAAAGATAAATGCAATTCGTACAAACATCACCAACTATACTAGAACAAAAACTAGAGAAGAATTAGATAATATCTTATATAGATATGGCAGTTTTAGATATGCCAACCAAGGTATACTATATTATGCTGATTATAACTGTAAAATACATCCTATAAACTTAGAGGATGTTAAAGATGAAATTCTTTTATCATTTTTTAGGGAGATTTTGGATATACATAACAAATAAACAAAAACCCAACAATAGATTAAGTTTATGTGGCTATAATTAGAGTAATAAAAGATAAAGGATTTAAAATGGTAAAATTAAAGCATATTGAAACAAATGAAGAGGTTATAATGGATGAAGATAATAATATATTCTATAACAACTCTTACGAAAATGAACCAATAGGTGACGGTAATCCCTATTACTGTTGTGTTGATTGTGGAATACCCGACCCTCAAATTAATGGTAATATTCTTAATCACTCACAATATTGTGAACATAGGGAAGTAATATTAGAGAATTTAGGTTATGAATTTATAGAAGATTTGGACTAAAAAGGATATAAAATGTCAAAAGAATTAAATCAGCGTATGTTAGACTGGAGAGAAGATATTAAAAGAAGCTTAGACTATCTTAATGGATATAAAACATCAAAAGTTTATACTATAGACAATCAAAATGTAAGAGATAATTATCAAAAAGAGTTAGAATTTTATCAAAGTATTAGATTATTTGATTCTAAGAAAGAGGCTTCTAAATTTTTAATGAATGGTGGTATAGTTTATCACAGATATGGCAAACGAGAACAATTTTACTTTTTTGATGAAACCTCAGCAAGTGTATTAAAGGGTTTTATATCTATCTCTTCAGATGAGGATTTTGTTTATTATCACCCTATTTTAGACTATAGTGATAGTAAAATAGATATAGATGTATTATACAGATTGGAGAATAATATATGAGAGAATTATTACTATATGATAGTAATAAAGTTATAGAAGTTATAAGAGATGGGTTTGATTTATTAATAATAAAACACCACTAGACCACCCTTGGAGTGGTTTATCAAAAGTTATAGAAATTAATGGTATTATTGCTATTAAGCAAAATTTTAGATAGATTCATTTATTTAGGTAGTGAATGATACTGATATATACATATATTTAGAAAATAATTCATTGTATATGTCAAACTCTCTTAAATCTTCTATCGAATCATTTGAAATAGAATCCGTATATGAAACTAGAAATATATAGCAAATTTATTAAGGAATAAAGAATGAAAAATAATATAGATAAATTGGAAATATCCGATAAAGATAAGATAGATAGTTTAATTTGTGTAATTGATATGTTAAAACAAATGTTAAAAGAGTCACAAGCTAGAGAAGATTTTCATAAACATAGAAAAATTTGTTGTAAGGAGTTATAAAGAAATGAAATTAGTAATACCAAAACAAAGACCAAATCCACTAACATATAAAATATTTATGGATGAACTAAAAGGTTTTCAAAATGAACCAAATGCTTTAAAAGAGTTTTTAGAAAATGATGGTACTAAGGAGTCATTAATTGATTATCATCATTCTTACGGTAGATATATTAGGAATACCTATATATATCCAAATAAAGAAGAATTTATGAGTTCCTATCCAAATGAACATATTGACGATATTTCTTTTGAAATTATTATGAATATTCACGAAATGATGAAATCAGTTGAAAAATATGGTGAAGACTTATATACATTTGGTAATGAAAATGTTAAACAAGAAAAAGGGAATATATGAAATTTATAGATATGGGTTCAATAAACCATTTTAAAAAGACAGTTAAAAATGTTATTTAAACTATTGAATTAGTACCGTACCTTTTTTATAAATATAGTAAAAAAGGGTTATAAATTGATAATAAAATATTCTCATAACAAATTAAAATATACCAAAAAGGGCAAACTACACAAGAGTTGTAAATTAGCTAATCCGATTTATGAATTTAAGTGTGAAATGTGTAATAAAGTTTTTGAGTATAGTAGTTTTATATTTGAAAGACGATTGAGATTGATTAATAAAGAATATTGTGGTAATTGTGCTAGACCTTTATTATGTTCTCTGGCAGGAATAAAAGGAAATTATAACGAAGACGGTACATTAAAACCTAATAAAGGTCGTTTTAGTAGAGAAAGAGTAGATGCAATGACGGATGAAGAGTACTCAATTTATATAAAACAGAGACAAAATGCAAGTAGAATTTTTCATAAAATGTTGGACGATGACCCTAAGATGAAAGAGGAACATTATAAGAAAATATTTAAAGGTTCGTCAATTGGTTATATATCCAAAGCACAACAAGAAATAGGAGATATATTAAAAGTGGATGGTTTCTTAGTTGAGCAATTTGTTGAAGGTATGATGTGTGATATAGTTAATTTTGAAAAGAAAATAATTATAGAATATAATGGAGACCTCTATCATGCAAATCCTATAATATACAAACCAGATGATTATATTAAAATGATTAAAATGACAGCAAAAGAAAAATGGAAAAAAGATAGAGCAAAAAATTTCAGGCTGAGAAGACTAGGTTGGCAAGTTATTGTTATTTGGGAAAACGAATGGAACAATGATAGACAAAGTGTTTTAAATAAATTTGAAAGTTTTAAAAATGAAGATTGGGATTTACCTAAATGGTGGGAAGTAGGAGAGACCTGTAAATCTAAAATGATGAAGAATGTTGAGCTAGACAAGAATAAATATGTTATATTATCAGAGGTAGACGAACATTTATCTAATGGATGGGAGTATGGGATGATTTCAAGAAAAGGAAATAAATAAAGATTGGAGGAATAAATGACTGATATAGAAATGGATGAGTTAGAGAAAGAAATTGTAGAATCGGCTATAGTTAATTCTAAGAAAGCTTACCAAGATACACTAGATAATGGAAATAGTGTATAGGAGGTTATTGATAATGCGATATATGAAACATTTCATAATAGTACTATAAAATGGATTTAAGATAGTTCTATCTTTTTTATAAATAATTAAAGAATATCAAATATTTTAAACATCCATTAGCTATAATATAAATAATTAAAATATTAACTAAAGTGTTTATTAATTTATTTTTTTAAA